TGACGTCAGATTTGTTGTCGTAAATTTTGTATCGTGCCATTTTGATTTCTCCTTTTCTTTTATGCGGTGTAGACTTCGACGGAATCGTAAGCGGTGTCACTCTTTTCACCGGAATGCCCGCCTGCGAACAAAGCGTAGTCCCCGATGGTCGCAGCACCCATGTCATAGCCCGTCATGCTGGTGCCGATGCTGCTCCGGGTCAGAGAGGCGTCGCAGAAATCTGCCACTCCACCTCCTGAAAAGATGGCGTAGTCTCCGACCGTCGTCGCAGCCAGACCCGTCCGCGCCGTGCTCAGGATGGCGGCAGACGTTTTGGTGAGGGAGGCATCGTAGATGTCTGCGGAGGCAGTGTTGCCCACAAATATTGCGTGGTTCCCGACAGTTGCAGCGGCGCTGATGTTTTTCGTGCTGCTCAGAGCGGTCGCGGTGGTGCGGGTGAGCGAAGCATTGTAGGCGTCCACTGTCGTACAAAAACTACCGGCTCTTCCGCCAGCGAACAGTGCGTAATTGCCTGCGCTTGCGCCTCTCACATTCGCTCGTGCAACACTCAACAAAGGTGCTGTCGTGAAGGTGAGTGAGGGATCGTACGCCAGCACATCGCTCGTCACGTTATCTTCATTTATTGGCCAGTCGACCGTCCCACCTGCGAACAGCGCGTAGTTTCCGACGGCTGCACCTCCGATCGCGGCTGTGGCGCCTATTATGTGGGCGGCACTGCGGGTCAGAGAGGCATCGTATGCATCCACAGAGCTCACGATGTCGTCATAACCGAATATATTATATGACAATGCGCCGCCAGCAAACAGCGCATAGCCGCCGACAGATGCCGCCGCATGACCGCACCGTTTGCAGCTCAGCTCTGTCGGTGTGCTCTTCGTAAGGGAGGTATTGTAGGCATCCACGGAACTGCTGACGCTGTAGCCAAAAACGGACCTGCTATATCCACCCGCAAACAAAGCGTATTTGCCGACGGTCGCGGCCCGCATACTATCCTGTGCAGCACTCAGCGCCGCAGCCATTCCATACCTTTCCAGCTCTGCACTGTAGCACAGCCTCGCCTTGCCTCCGACACCGATGTACATCTTCTTGACCTTGCGGGCCTTACCGCCGATGCCGATGTACGCTTTTTTCATCTTGCGGGCTTTGCTTCCGACGCCCACATAAACTGCTTTTGCCATTTTGAAGTTTCACCTCCTCAGACGTAAACTACAAGGAGTTTTCCGTTTGCAAGTGCGCTTCCTGCACCCGGGTCATTCGTCTGGCTGACAAAGCTGTCGGCTTTTCCCTTCAGCTTGCCGTCCGTTTCGGTCTTCGTGTATACCATTTTGAATTTATCGCCCACCGCCTTCGCGTCCGCAGGCACATCCTCGGTGGTCAGTGTCTTGTCGGTAAGCAGGTCAAAAGTCCCGTCGCTTCCGACACTCATAGGGCCGTATGCCATACTGCCATCTCCTTATGCATATACGATGAGCACCTTGTTGGTGGCAAGGCTGCTTCCCGCCCCCGGGTCGGTGGTCTGGACGGCGAAGGTCAGGCCGTTGACCGAGTTGGCTGTGCCGCCCGCAGAGCCGGAACCGGCATAGTTGTGGGTGTGGGAACTGTTGGCTTTGCCATTCAGCTTGGTGTTCATCTCGCTTTTGGCGTAATACAGGTCATCATGGGTATGGCTTGCGTTCGCCTTCCCATTCAGCTTGGTGTTCATCTCGCTTTCGGTGTAATACCGGTCATCGTGGGTATGGCTGGACGCCGCCTTGCCGTCCACGAGGCCTTTCAGCACCTTGCCCTGATTTGCGCTCAGACTCTGGTCGGTGGCCGTGCTGGTCAGGTTGTCCTGCACGCCGCGCCAGGTGTTGGTGTCCGTGAACTTTGCATCCGCAGGCACGCTTTTGCCCAGCGTGTGGGGCATAGCGACCGGCACACCATCCTTGAAATATACGCCCTGCGTAGCAGAACCCGCGTTCTTGTTCAGTTTGTTGGCTGAGTTTGCCGCACCGCCCGCGCTGGACGAACCAGCGTAGTTATGCGTGTGACTGGCCGCTGCAAAGTCGCCCACATTCTTTGCCGCAGCCGTGCCGAGGGCAGGAAAGTCTGTGATGTCCGACTTTGTGTGCTTATGCCCTGCGGTCGGCAGTCCCTGCAGCTTTTGGTCGATCTCAGCTTCCGTATAATACCGGTCGTCATGGGTATGGTCAGTCGGCGTAAAAGCAGTCGGCTTGCCGCTGATGCTGTCCCATGCCGGCGCTGCCACGTCAGAAAACTTGGCGTCCACTTCGCTTTTGGCGTAATACAGGTCATCATGGGTATGGCCCGCAGTAGCAAATTGTCTTTTATGTACAGGCCGAAGTTCGTTTCCATTCCATCCGGCGAGCCATGAATAACTTTCATATCCAAGACCGTCTTTTGAGTATGCAAAACTAAGTGTTCTACCATCACCAATATCCTTGATGGTATTGTGTGCATGCCCTGTATTGCTTTTTCCAGCCAGCTTACCATCCATTTCAGCTTCTGTATAATACCGGTCATCATGGGTATGGCCGGTGTCCGCTTTCCCCGCAATGGCGCTGTTCACCTGCTCTTTGGTGAAGTATCGCCCGTCATGGTCATGCCCACTGTCAGCCTTGGTCGAGAGCTTCTCATTGACCTGTGTTCCATTTTGAAGATCGGTGTCGTTCTTCAGCTGAGATGTTTTTGTCGGAACGCTGAAATTCACCGCCTTGTTTCCGTCCACAGCCAGCTGAATGCCGTTCACAAGGATCTTCTCGATGATATTCGGCTGTCCTCCGGCTCTTTCGAGGCTCTGCACCCGTGCCGTCAGGGCGGCAAAATCAGTCACGACCTTCATGCCAAAAGCTTCCAGCTGGCTGAGCCTTGCAAATATCACTTCTCCTGCCATCTGCTCACTCCTCTCCAAAGACGCGCTCCATCATAGCCTCGAATTCGGCATCGGTCGCACCCCGGGTCGAGATGCTGCCGCCGCTGGTCACGTTCATGCCGTCGCCTATCTTGACCAGACCCAGCTTGTCCCGGGTAGCAGGGGTGTTGACCGGCTCTTCCTTCTTGATGAGCGCTACGATGACGTCGATGTTCGCCGTCGGCTTCCGCACGGCATAAAAGCGCACATGACCATCGCAGGTCTCTATCATGCTGGCCAGCCCTGCCGGAGAAGCCGCCTCGAAGTTCTCGAGAGCGGTGGTCCCCAGCGGAGTCATGGTCGAAAGGCATCCCGGCACTTCCACATCGCAGTAATACTGGTTCGGCCCGATGGCAGACTCCATTTTGACCCAGTCGCGGACGGGCAGGGTTAGCTCGTAAGAAGTCGTCCCCACCCCAAAAATCGTCAGCACCAGCTCGATGTCCTTCGTCGGCACCCGGATGGCAAAAATCCGGAGCGCGCCATTTCGCGTCTCGACCGCATTTGCCAGCCCTGCCGCCACCGCTGCCGCATAGCTTTCCAGCCCGGTCGAACAGAATGGCGAATGTCTCTCCGTCAGGTCGGGGACTGCGATGTCGCAATAGTATTGGTATGGCCCCTTGACAGGAGAAAGTTTCTTCCAGCTGCCCTTCAGAGCCGTCAGGTCATAGGTCTTGTAGTAGCCGCCACTATATTCCGATTTGGCTTCTGCAATGACATTTTTCGCCTTGTCCGAATATCGCTTTGCCGAATCCTCGCTGCTTTTAGCATTCGTCTCGCTCTTCTTTGCGGCTGCGGCGCTTGCAGCAGATTCGCTTGCGCTCTTTGCGGAAGCATCCGCACTTGCCTTACTCCGGTTTGCACTGGCTTCCGACTGGCTGGCCGATGCTTTCGATTCTGCCGCGCTCTGCTTCGACTCTGCGGCGCTTTTCGCCGAGGCATCTGCACTGTTCTTCGAATCTGACGCCAGTTCTTTCATCCGCTCGATACCCAGCCGCACCATCTCAATGACGACTTCCATAGAACGTGCAATGTATTCACGCACTTCCACGCCGTAGATGGCCTTCCGGACACCGGTGACCTCTTCTTTCAGCAATGCGAGCACTTCATCGTAGGTCATTTTCCTCCTCCTTTCACTTGCTTTTTAAGGTCAGCTCGTCTCGCTTATCTCGTTGACGTGTCCGACCAGACCGTTCAGAGCATCTTTCAGCCGGCTGACTACCGCGGTAAGGCTGTCAAATCGCCTTGAGAGCTTCTTGCTCGTCAGTCCGAAGGTGAACTCTTTACTGTTGACTGCATCCAGTGGCAGTTTTACTTTCGTGCAGACCATCCACCGGTCAATATCATGGGGGGTCGAGAGTATCCGGGTGCTCAGCAGGAATCCCAGCTTGTCCACATTCTCACCTGCATCTCGCCGGTCAAAGGCCTTGATGGTCAGCGCCGGCTCGACGACCTGCTTGTAGTTGTCCAGCTCCTCCAATGCCGCTTTGTAGAGGGAATCTTCTGTCGAAGCCTGCCCGTCCACATAGATGTGCCGCGAGTTCAGTCCGTAGGCCAGAATGGAAAAATCATTTTTAGCGCTTTTGGAGATGGACTCGTAGGTCGTCTTGGAGAATATCCACCAGCCTTTTTTCACTTTTTGTATGCCGTGTGCCGTGACGCTGTTCACGAGTTCCGATGTCCTCTTTTCCTCGAAAGACATATCCAACATGTTCACGCCGTATTCAATGGTCTGTTCGGTGCGCGGGACATCCTCTTCCTTCAGGTAGTCGTAGTAGAAAAAATAATCTTCTGTACCCGGGTCATTTGCAAGCCTCAGGCGCAGGTATCCGTCTCTTCCTTTTTTGTGCTCTAGCAGATATGTCGTCAGGATGCTCCAGTAGCTTCCGACCTGTGTACCGCTTTCCTCCGTGCTGATGCTCTTGCTGTCCACAGTCACGTGCCCCCGCTCCATGCAGTTCACGGGGCTGTATCCCTTATCGCTCTGGTTCGGGCGCATCATCAGCTCGAGGATGCTCCCGGAGCTGCTTGTCGTCTGGTAACTCCCGGCGTCCAGCTTCGTCTGCATCCGCGACAGCTCGTCCAGAACGCCGTCGGCAGTGACTTCGAGGTCGAGCTCGAATTGTTTTTCAATACCTGTTACCCGGCCAAAGAAGATGCACTCTTCGTCCTCTTCCACCATGACCCAGGTCTGGCCCAGGAGAAAATTGCTGTAATACGGATTTTTTATGGTTCCGAAACGGGTCTCCACCTGGTAAGGCACCAGGCAGCTGAATGTACCCGCCGCCTTGTTTTCCAGTTCCACTTCTGGTTCAGCAAGGATGCCGTCTGTTTCTTCTCCTTCAATCGAATCTCCGTAGGAGTCATAGACAAGCACTTTTTCGGTCCAGTGGAAGCGGGCTGTCTGTGTACCCAGTGAGTTTTTGAAGTCCACTGCCACTCTTCCGGCGTATACTTTGTATCTCATATCGTTCTGCCCTCTGTAGTAGCACACTATAAAAATGCCGGCCTGTATTCCACGCTCACCATGACGGCCTCGTCGGCCTGTACCACGACTGTCCGTCCGCTTCTGTTCAGTGTAGCGTCCATCGTGCCGATGTTCACGGTCTTTTCCGGTGTCAGAACCGCACCGTCGCCGGCATAAAAGCTCATCGTTCCGCCAAACCATGTCCGGATGCCGGTTCCCTCTTTCAGTTCTGTGCTTCCGGCTTTGAGTTGAACATAACTGCTCTCATTCGGTTTTTCTTCACCGTCGTGGGTGACGGTGCCAAGCAGCCGGAGGCTATCATTTCCAACGAGAAATCCCTCTGTCTCGCCCGTGAGCACGAACTCGTAGCTCGTGTTTGGCTCGAGTGCAGCTTTCATCGCTCCTCCGACGGTCACAGTCTTGCCATAATAGTCCTTGACCATGCCTTTCCACACGACAGCCGCAAGCAAAACAGTGCTTCCTTTTCGTCTTACCCCAAGTGTCACGGTGAGCTTGCTGTTCCATACACTGCCGATGAAATTTCCAGCCATGAGTGCTACGGGCATCTTTACCTCTTCCAGCGAAAGTCGGTGCTGACGTGTCTGGAAGAAGTATACGAGCTCTGTGCTCTCGATGCCTTCCGTGGCGTCTATGTCTGTGGCGAAATCCTCGGTGATAAGGGTGTAGTTTCCTCCATTTACGTCTCCGAGCATTGCCGCTGCCTTTCCGCTGCTGGTCACAAAGACTGCCGAAGGCTTGTCCGAGTCCACCAGCGTGAAAGTTTTTTCTTCGCCAGCCTTTATCGCCACATTCTTCATCTGCGGCGTTGCAAGGTCCGTCTCAAAGCAGAAAGGGTCCCACAGCCAGTCGCCGTTCGGCTCTTTCACGAGATATTTGAACGGGTACAGTCGGTATTGCAGGGTGATTTTTGCGTGGTCGTACTGATACGACGGCTTTTCGCTCACCCATACCCTGCCGATGTAGTACACCAGCGGCTCGTCGTCCAGGATGACTTTCGTCCGGAACGGCGCTTTCATCTCCGCCAGCAATTTCTGCTGGATGTCCCGGTATGCCATATCGCCGACAGGACCGTAGAAACCATGTTCTTCCTGATACCGCTCCGTGTCCAGATAAAACTGCCAGCTTCCTTCCCGGTCGTTGAACACAGGATACCCTGTCAGGCTGTGAGAAAGGTCTGCCATTCCGTTCAGTCCCTCGATGTCGAGGGTCATGGTCTTTTCGGTCGGGGCCTGTACGATGGGGCGGCATACCGGTATCAGATAAAGGTCTTTCCATGTGTGGATACTTCCTATCGTTATCCCGTGCGGCATGTCCATATTCTCAATCTCCCCTCTGTAGCAGCGCACTACTGTTTCCGTCCAGACAAGACTTCCTTCGTCCACTCGTAACTTGCCCGACATGCCAAGCGCTCTTTCAAAAATCTTTTCGTAAACTGTAATGCCCTGCTGCAAAAATACAGCAGAGCACTGCGCTTTACGAAACTTTGGGCGGGGCAAGGCTGTATGAGATGGTCACTTTTATCTGCCCGTTCTGGTCTGCGGAGTAGCCGCTCACCCAGCATCGCCCCTTATAAGTCTTTATGTTCCCCTTTCCGTCCGGCACATCCACCAGCATCCGCCGGCCCTGTAAACAGTGGAGCAGGGTGTGATAGGTCGAAGTCCATGTGCTGGCTGTCGTCATGTACCGGTCGGCGTCCTTCGGGATATTCATCCGGATGTAGCAGTCCCAGAACGTGTGACTCTGGTCATCTGCGACATAATAGAACTCCCAGCTGCCCTCCGCATTCCCGAAAACCCGGTCTTTCAGAGGGGTACGCTCAATGGTACCGTGCCACGGAGCGGCATCCAGTGTCGTTATCTTCTCGTCGAAAGGCTCGATGAGAAGCGGCCCGGCAGGCACAAGGTTCAGCTCTCCTGTCCGGATGACCTTCACGGGTGCATCGGCGGGGATATGGAACACAAGGCTCGTGAATCCGTCGGCCCATTCCGGCACAACAGTCTGAAGGATGCTCACGCCTTACCACCCTTTCTCGATGATGTCGCCCACAGCGTCGTTGATGTCGCTCTTTATCTCGCCGACAAGTTTGTGGCTGTTCATCACGACTTTCATGCCCTTCACGGACTCTGCCACCTTGTCGATGCGTCCGCCGAGGGCAGTAACGGCCTCCACCACTTCTCGGTACGTCTGGGTCTGTGCGGGGGCAGTTTCATATCCATTTTGATTTCTCGAGGAAGTCTCGGCCCTGCGTGCCATCCGTCCGGTCACAGTCGCCGCCATGCTGATGGTTCCTTTCCGGTCTGCAAAGGCGCTGTTCAGCCACGCGCTGCTCCTCGACGCATCCGAAAGGTCTACCACCGGGGTGATGCTGGGATGGTTGTCAGTCGAGAGATGATCTGCAATGGCGTTTGTCGTCGCCAGCGCACTACGGATGACAGCTCCGCCCACTTCGTCCATGCCCTTTTCTGCTTCGCCTTCGGTAGAGACGATACCTCTGGTCAGGCCTTCGACGACGTATTCACCGATACCGGCCATGACTTTCGAGGGCGAGTGGATGCCGAGGATATGCTTGAATCCACTGATGATGGCATAAGCAGGGCTCAGAGCCACTTTCAGGACAAATTTGGCAGTGGATTTCACGCCGGTGGCAAGGCCGCTCATGAGGTTTCCGCCGATGCTCTTCATGCCGTCCCAGAGTCCCGAAGCCTTCTCCTTGATCCAGCTCCATGCGTTTCCGACGGCTTCCTTCACCTTGTCCCAGTTCTTCACCACAGCAGTACCCACGGCGACCGTTCCTGCGATGACAGCAGCAGCCAGCAGACCATGCGGGCCGAGACTTGCCGCGACTTTGGCAATGCCGCCTCCCACTGTCCCGAGGATGCCGGCCGCCTTCGTGCCTACGGTTGTCACAGCCTTACCCGCCAGCCCCAGAGCATTCGCTGCGGTTTTCGCGCCGACAGCGGCCCCTTTTGCGCTCGTGCCGACGCCTCCAAGCACCGGGATGATCTTTGCCGCTCCGCTGGCTCCTGCGGCCGCTTTCGACGCTCCGCCCAGAAAGCTCTTCGCGGCGGATGCAGCGCCCTTGAGCCACTGCCATATGTTCGAAAGGAAGCCGCCTGAGCTTCCGCTTCCGCCAAGGTCGATGCTTCCAAAAAGCTTCGTCAGCAGTTGTGCGAACATCCCGTTTCCGCTGAAGGCATTCTTCAGCGCGGTGCTGATGGCTTCGGTCAGGGTCTGGCCAAAGTCCGTGCCAACTACGTCGAGCACCGCAGTCAGCCCACTTGCAACCGCACTGGCCCAGTCTCCGCTCATGGCTGCAACGACGGTGTTGGTAGCAGCGGCCACGGTCTCGCTGGCTCCGTCCTTCATGTAGAGGCCGAACAGGTCAGAGAATCCCTGTACCAGCTTCGGGTTCATCTTCTTGGCCACCGCCATGAATCCATTTTGAATGGGCTTCCAGTTCTGGGCGATGGCGTCACCGAACTGCATCATAGCCTTCTTCGTGGCGTCGCTCACGTTGAGAGCGTCTGCCAGATTCCCCACATAGTCCGCAAAGGTCGAGCGGGTCTCCATCATGTCCTCGTAAGCGGCCATGACAGTCTCATCGTAGCGGGTGCCTCCGGCCTGTTCGAGGGCAGTCTGGTACTTCTGCTGCATGGCCGTGACCTTGCTCATCTGCCATCTCATGCTGGTCAGTGCGCTGTTCACGCCCATCAGGGCCGTCATGGCACCCTGCGTTGCCGCTCTCCGTGCCTCGATGCTGTCCTCGCCATACTGCTCCACCGCGCTGGCATAGGCGTCTTCCCGCCCGCTGAGGTCGCCATCGTTGTAGAGCTTGTCCAGCAGGTTCATCCGCTTCTGCACCATGGAGATGCGGCTGTCATAGAAACTCGAAAGGTCGTCAAATGCCGCAAGCTGCGCCTTGTCCAGCTCGTTTTCCAGCTCCAGCTGTTCCTGCCGCGCTTCCAGATAGTCCCGGTAAGCCTGCTGGGTCACAAGGCTTGCTTCGCCGAGGGCATCCTTCGTTTCCACCCACGCCTTTTCCGCGAGGGCGGTCTTTTCGCTCTGGATGGCCAGACGCTTGTTGATGGCCTCGATGTTCTTGTTGCTCTTCTCAGTCACGGAGGCGGTCTTTTCGTAGGTGTCCGCCCAGAGCTGGTATTCGCTCTGAGCCACCTTGTCGTCGCTCTCGTACCGCTCGATGGCCGCCTTGTAGGTGTTCTCAAACCTCGCCTGCTGTAAGTCGAGGAGGTTCTTCTTCTCGTCCAGCAGAGTGTTGTAGGCTTCCTTCGTCTTGTCGTCGCCGGCTCCCACCCGGGAGACCAGTTCGTCGTACTGCCTCTGTGCGATGTCCACACGGGCTGTCTGCAGCTCGATGCTCTTCGCCAGCGTCTCACCCTTTTTCTCGATAAGGGCTTCAATGGAAGCAGTGTCGCCTTCGCCTGCTTCCCAGAGACTGTATTCCTTGTCGGCGGCATTCTGGAGGTACTTGTTGGACTTCAGTTCCTTCGTGTACTTCTCGGCGATAGTCTCGGCCAGAGTCTTTCCCTTGCTCGAGGATTTCTTGCCGGAAGATGCAGTGGAAGCGCCTGTACTGTCGTCGGGGAGATAGCCGCTGTACTGCTCGAGGATGAGGTCGGAATACTCGCTCGGGTCAAGACCCTCCAGACCAAGAGCACTTCCGATCTGCTTTGAGACCCAGTCCTTTGCCTCGCCAGTCAGGCCCTTCAGGGCGTCTTTCGCTTTGATCTCGCCGCTCTCGTACTTTCGCAGCGCTTCCGTCGCCTCGTCCCACATGGAGCTGGGCTTCCAGTCCGCGCCGAGATAGGGCGTATTCCGGGCTTCTTTCTTGGCGTCTTTCTCGGCAGCCTCCTGAGCAGCCTTTGCGGCTTTATATTGTGTGTCATAGAAAAGATCCTTGGATGCACCAGCCTTGTAGGGTACTTCTACTCCGCCTACCGTATAACCGCCCGTGCCGCTGGAAAGTCCGAAGGTTTGCTTCTGCCGCATGATGTCATAAAGCTCCAGCATCTTGTCCGAGGCAGTCTTCTTGGCTTCGTCCAGTGCCGCGCCCACAGCGTCCCGCACCTGCGAAGCGGACTCATAGCTTGCATCATAGAGCTGGCTTCTCAGGTCGGAGTCTCCGATCCCGAGGCGCAGTCCCTCCACGATGTTCCGTCCGTCCTCTTCCGCCAGCTGACTCGGCGAGTGGATGCCCCAGAAAGTCGTAAAGACGCTTCGGATGCTCTTCGCCACGGTCTGCATCCCTGCCAGTGCGCCACCGAGAGCGCCCGGGTCCTGGATGCCGATGGCAAGGCCTTCCGTGATATACCGGCCTATCTCTTCGAAAACCTTCGAGGGACTGTTGATGTCCTCGACCTCTCGGGCCTTATCGTTCACGGAGTTCATCATGTCTTCCGTGGCGCTCACTACGCCCGAAGTTCCATTTTGAATCCCGTCGGTATATCCATCTGCGGCGTCTTTTCCCTTTCCAGCAAAAAGCTGATAGATACCCGCCATAACGCTGTCGCCGTTCTTCAGCTCGTCCATGAAGTCATCGACCGGCCCCATAATGGCTTCCCGCAGCCACTTTCCAATGGCCTCGCCAATGTAAACAAAGGGGTTTTCCATTGTTTTGCCAAAGGGGTCGAGCAGTTCTTTCAGCTCAGGCCATTTGGCATTGATCCATTCAACAAAGTGTCCCCATATATCCTCAAGTGCGGGTAGGCATCTTACCCAGAGGACATTGAGCCACCCTATGATGGTGTCAAACAGAATAGCTCCCAGTGCCACAAGAGCCTGTGTGATGGGTTCTGCGCATTGTGCAATGGTGCTGCAAATGGCAGTAACAATAGCAACAAGTGCAGCCGTAATATCCGGCGCAGCCTCCACGATGGCCTGACAGCAGGGACGCAAGAAGGTCGAAAAGACTCCAAGCACTGCGAGTCCAATACCGAGGTCTTTCATGCTCTTTCCAAAGTCCTTGAATGCTTTGGTCAGGGTCAGCAGCGCTACGCCAAGCAACGGCGCTTTTTCGAGGATAAAACCCGCACCATACAAAATGGCGAATGTTCCAGTCAGTGCGGCAGCCGCCATAAGCAGGCTGTCCCATCGGACAAGATTGGTAAAGACGGCACAGGCTGCAGAGATGGCCAGCATTGCCGTGCTCATCCGCAGCAGAGCTTCCGCCGTAGAGAAGGAGTTCTTGCAGTATTTGCCCATTGCCCAGAGTGCAGCACCTAAAGCGGCAAGGCCAATTCCCACTGAAACAAAGCCGGCAGCAAGTGCAGGCAGTCCGCCCTCTCCGCCAATATATGCAAACGCCGCCACTGCACCTGCCAGTATCGTCATGGAAGCGGCAAGCCCCATCATGCTGGTGGCCATCTTGACGTCAAATTCCTTAATGACTTTTTTCATGACCACAGCGGTCCCAAGCAATATTCCGCCGAGCACAGCAACCTGTGCAGCGCCCCATGCAGCTCTTTGCCAGTCAAACTTGCTCAGTTGCCCGGCTATCACGCCCAGCAGCCCGACCGCCAGAGACATCTGTACAAGCCCTGCACCGGAGCCAAAAGTCACATCAGCAGCCAATCTACCCAGAACGCCTAACATACCCATGAGCGAAACGACCACTGCCGTAGCCCCGGCCACGTCACCTTCCGCGCCTGCTATCATGGTCACAGCCTGCGCCACAACGACTACTGCGCCCGCAATAGCTGCCATGCTCAGGGCAGACGCCATTTTGATGCCGCCCAGTGTCTTTTCACAGGCCATCATGAACCAGCTCATGGCCGTCAATGCACCCATCAGTACGACGATGTCGCCGGTCGCCTTCACAAGACTTGTAGCGGGTATCTCACTCAGCGGCTTCAGTGCGCTGGCCAGAATTTTCAGCGCCGCACCCATGGCCATCATAGTGACACCCAGCGAGAGGATGGTCTTGTAGCTCAAGGCCAGTATTTTGCCATCGCTTACCACGGTGAGCTTTTTCATCACCATGACGAGGGTCATCATCATGGTCACAAAGCCGCCCATGACCGATGCAAAATCGATGGCGCTTCCATTCCTGATGGCCTCCATCACCACCGCGATGCTGTCCGCGATCTTCTTGATGGCAACACCGAAGGTCAGCATTGCAGCGGCAGTACCCCACAGACTGGCAGTGTTCAGGGCTTTCAGCTTCAGAGTATCTACCGCTTTTCCCAGTGTCGTGGCGGCAGGCTGCAAGGCCCTCGCGGCCACCGCCAGCATCAGGATACCAGCCAGCGTGAAAGATGCCACATCGTAGAATCGGTCTGCCGGAATAAGGCTCATGGCATACATCGCACCAGTCAGGATAGCCATTGCCCCGGCCAGACTGAGGATGGTCTTCGTTGCCTGATTCTTCGAATACTGCTTGATTGCCGCCGTCAGAGCATTGAAGCTCCCGCTTACGGAGTTCAGTAATTTCGTGATGGGCGTCTCAAGCATCTTCTTGAAACCGATCATCGCCTTTGCCAGCTGAGTGAAAGAATAGGCGACGAGCCCCACGTCCAGAAGGCTCAGGAACCGGTAAATATCCGTCCCGCTGATGGAGTCAAATCCGTCTTTCAGTGCCTTGAAAAAGGCCTTCACCGGCTCGTAGACCCTGGACGCCGCGCTCTCCACGTTCCCGGCAGCACCCTTGAACTCCTCAGCAAAGGCGCTCACTGCAGCCCCCACGATGGCGGGCAGGCTCGTCAGCATTTCCTTATACCCGTTCAGGTTCTTGCTCTGCCCGGTGATAAAGTCGGCCACAATGCCGATTGCTTTGTTCGCACTTTTCTTCAGGTCGCTCAGCGCTCCACCCACGACACCGGCCACGGTCAGTGTGCCGGCTCCCAGTCCTTCCAGAATGCCCAGTAGGGTGTAGATCCCATCGCGCACTCCGTCCGGCAGGCTGTCGGCCCATTTTGAAGTTTCCTTCCTCGCTTCGTTCAGTTTCTCGCCGATGCTCTTTTTCAGCACGTCGCCCAGCGTGGTCAGCGGGTTCAGCAGCTTCCTGGCGCTCTTCGCGATGGCTTCCAGCTTCTCGCTGAGCGTCCCGCTTCCCAGCAGGGTGCTCTGCATCTCGGACACAAAGCTCCCCATGTTTCCTGCCACTTTCAGCAGCACTGCTCCCACCGGCCGCAGGACGTCCACCAGTACGCCAAAAGCCTTTGCCCCGGTCTTCGCCAGCGTCGTCATGGCGGTCAGCGGCAGTTTCACCACTGCAAAGATGCCCTTGAATGTCTGCTTCAGGTTCGCCGCACTCTCATCCGTGATGATGAGTTTTTTGGTCATCACATCCAGCCCTTCGGCGATGGAGCGTATCTGCTCTCCGCTGGTGGGCGGGAATATCTCGGTGAAGGCTTCGTGGACAGAGCCTGTGACCTTCCCGATGGCGTCCATGATGTTCCACAGGCTGTTGAACAGATGCTCCCGGCCTGACACCTCCGTCAACCCTTCTGCATACTGCTCAAGGTCGAGACTGCCGTCCGCCACCGCATCGTTGAGCTTCAGAAGGGCTTCGTAGTCCTTCTGGAGGTAAGGGTATCTCGGGTCGGCTTCATCCATCGTTTCCAGCAGCTCTGCATAGGTCTTGATGGTGTCGCTGAGACTGGTCGTCAGGAGTTCGGCGTTCACTTTGCCTTTCTGCAAAGCTTTCGCAAAGCTCCCCTCTTTCTCAATGGCCTCTTCGGTCACAGCGCCTTTTGCCAGCGCCAGCTTTTCCAGCACCGTCGTGTAAGCGTCTGCCTGGTCGCCAAAAGCGTCCCGCATCTGCTGCCAGCCGCTGTCGAGGCCTTCTTTCATCCTGTCCTTCAGGGCGTCGATGGAAGGCACGAAGATGTCGTACAGCCGGTTCGCCAGCTCCGTCCATGTGTCGGTGGCCTCTTCCTTGTTGCCAAAGATCGTCTCGAACACGGACATCCATTTTGAACTGACAGCGTCTTTCGTCGAGTCGATGGCCTGCCCGAAGCTGGTAGCCTGCTGGGCGGCGAGAGCGGCGCGTTCTGCCAGCTCCCCGTACTGTCCCTTCAGCTGTTCCAGCGCCTCCGAGCTGGTCATGCCCGGGTTCTTCTGGGTCAGCTCGTAGGCCGCTTCCATCATGGAAGCGTACTTTGCGAAGGTCTTTTCCATGACCTTTGTGTTGGCCCACTTCTTCTGCAAGCTCGACTCAAAACTGGCGATGGTCACTTCGCCTTCTTTGATGACGCCCAGCTCCACCGCAGTGTCGATAAGCTCCTGTTTCAGGGCTTTCGTCGCCGTACCCATCAGGTTCAGGCTCTTCCAGTCCTGCAACTGCAAATGCCCGGCGCTGTAGCTCTGGGTCAGGTTTCGGATGGTGCTCTGGAACGCAAAGCCCATCTTGCCCGCGTCTGCGGTGGCGTTCGCGATGCCCATGATCATGGGTATCATCTTGTCGATCTTGCCGCCCGCCGCCGTCATCTGCGAAAGCGCGCTGGTCATCTCACTGAAACTGTAGCTCGTCTCGTCCGAGTACCACATCAGCTTGTTCAGGTAGCCGTTCACCTGGTCGATGCTCTTGCCGGTGGCGTTCATGATGGTCTGGACGTTGGAAGTTTTCTCGTTATACTTATCCCATCCACTGGTGATCTGGTCCACCGACAGGTTTTTTACCATCTGCTCGCCAGTGCTTATCACCTTGTCCGTGATGCGCTGCAAGGCTGTAAAGGCGATGACGTCCAGTGCGCTGAACTTGGCCTGAACCGTGTCCAGTCCCTTCTCCATGCCGGAAAAGTCCACGTTCTCGCTGGCGGCCTGCACCTGTTTGAGACCCTTTGCCGCGCCTTTGAAGCTGAGCTTCTCTTTCAGCTTGTCCAGCGTCCGCATAGTGTCCCGGCTGTTTTTCTCGAACTGCGCGTTGTCAAACCGCATTTCGACCACACGCTGGTCTATCTCCTGGCTCACTCCCGCCTTACCTCCTCCCATGCTCTCTTGGCTATCTCGTCAAAAATAGGGCGCATGGCGGGGTTGATGTAGTCAACTCCTTCCACGTACCCTCCGTTTCTCGTGCCGTGTCCGTATTGCAGGATAACGGCGATGGGCGTTCCGTCCACGATGTTCGAGTTCGACCAGATGATAGTGATGCTATCTTTGCCCTTTTCCACCCGGTAGCTCCAGCTGGCAGCCGTCTTTCCGGTCTTCCTGGGCGTTGCCGCCGCCAGCGCTTCCACGCCTTTCTGACCGTATCCCGCCAGCACAGCGTCCAGTCTTCCGGCGCTGACACCTTTCAGGAAGCGCTCCGTCTTCTTGAAACCGCCCTTCTGCCGGAACAGAATAACTTTGGACACGAACCCACCTTCTCTCTGTAGCAGTGCCAGCCCCTTCGCGCCCTATTGAACTCTGTTCGTCCAGCTCAAACAAAGAGCAGCTATCCTCTCGTCCCAAGCTCTTTCTTTCGCTTGGCGTTCAGCGCCTTTCTCCGGGCCGCCTGTTCGCTCTTCGATACCTTCTTGGGCGGCTTATGTTTTTCGTTGCAGACACGGATGAGGGTCAGCAGCCGGTTCAGGTGCCACTTTTCGCACTCGAACGGGATACCTAGCTCCACCATGTCATAATACAGGACCTCGCTCGTCACGGCACTTGCGGTGCTTTTTCCTGAGCGGGGTCCGGCTTTGTTTGTATTCTCGTCTTCCCGGAACCATGTTGCGGTCATCGGGTCGTTCATATATGTATAAATAGCGGTGCAGTTCTCTTGCGTCAGATGGCGGTATGCTTCGTCCGGAACCCCTTTGTTCAGGGTCATGCAGCGCACATAGTCCTGCATCTGCTCCGGGGTCAGCCCGTTTTTTGCGTCGAGAAACGGCACGTGCCACTTGCTTTCCCATTTAGACAGAGAGAGCAGCGAGTGCTCCAGCGCCAGCGTTGTGGCCTTCCGGCAGATGAATTCCTCCCGGTCAGCATCCCAGTATTCTTCACCGGGTATCTGGATGGTCAGCATCTCGTCACTCTCCCTGTCATAGCCCTCTCCGTCTGCTGCGCAGCCACCTCTCCCAAAAGGAGAGGCACTGGCGTGACGGTCAGGCTTGTTTTTTAGTTGATATGGGTTCTTCGTTTTGCAATCGACAGTGCTCCACTTTTAAGATAAGGTTTCTATGAAACCTGCCCTCTGTAGCAGCGCACTGCCGTTTACGCCCTATTGGGCTTCTCTCATCCAGCTTAGAGTGGCTCGATATGTCAAAGGCTCCCCTACTAGGGGAGCTGTCGAGCGAAGCGAGACTGAGAGGTTTTACTGCGGGTCCGCCACGGCCAGCGCCCGGGCGTTGTTTGCGGCCACAGCGGCAGAAACTTCGGCGGCCTTCGCCTTGGCTTCGTTCTCAGCCACCATCTTGCGGACGTCTGCGCCCATCACACCGTTCATGAACTCTGCGGCCTTGTCCGGGTCGCTTGCCAGTTCCACGTAGAGGTCGGAATAAGCCTGAGTCGCCACAAAGTCTGCGGTGATCTCAGGGCTCTTCTCGAACTTGCGGCCGTCGAGGCTCTTCTTGCCGTAAGCCAGCAGCAGGATCTTCTTGAACACCTCGATGGCCTCACCCACCTTGGTGCTGTGCATCAGCTGCTCCATGTACTTGTCGTAGCCGCCGTCCTTGCTCAGGCCAAGGTCCATCATCTCGGCTTTGGTCAGATTGAACCAGAACTCTTCGACGCGCGGATTGCCGTCAAAGTCGGTGTAGGAAATGGTTTTCTTGATCATAGGTCATGCCCTCGTTCTTTCCATTTTGAAAAAATAGCAGTGCCTGCCCTCTGTAGCAGCGCACTGCTGTTCACGCCCTATTGGGCTTCTCTCATCCAGCTTAGAGTGGCCCGACATGCCAAAGGCTCCCCTAATAGGGGAGCTGTCGAGCGGAGCGAGACTGAGAGGTTCTTATGCCGCGTCGGTAACGCCGCCCAGCAGCTTGATGACCTCGTCCGGAGTGGGCAGGGTGCTCTCGCTGTTCTCGGTGCCGTAGATCTTGTCCTCCAGCAGCTTGAGCTTTGCGGCTTCGATGAGGGTGGAGTTGATGGTCATGTGAGCAGTGGGCTTGTAGCCAGTCACCTGAGTCGGGGTGGTGTCGCACTCCCAGCTGAAGGTCTCAGCATCCGGATTCTCGTTCACGGTCTCGTGGCTCTTGTCCGAGGGCGAAGCGGTGCTGTTCCATACCAGATGGATAATGTAGCCCTTCTCGGGGTCGTCGTCTGCACCGATGCGGGTGCGGTAGCTCAGACCGAAGGGGCAGCGCTTCTGCTGACCGATGCTCACGCCCTTTGCCACCTCGACAGAGCCATCACACTGCTCGAACTCGGGCGGATAGGTCAGTGCCTCGAGGGTGTACTTGAAGTTCTCTGCCGAGCGGATGGACGCGTACTTGATGTTGTCGGCGTAGATGTCGTTGGGGTCTGCGCCGTCAGGACTCTCGTTCACAGCGGTCAGGCCGTTCCAGGGTGCGCCGGGGCTATACTTGCCCTTTACCATCGGGAAAACGACGCCGTGGTCAACGCCCAGATGATACAGGCGCTCGCCGGTCTTATCCCATTCCAGTTTGCTCATAGGTCTTGTTCCTCCTTTTTGTTTTTCAGACGGTCATAGTGAACACGTCGTGGTATAAATTGTCCGCAATATAAGAGCGGTCGTGTCTGCACTGGTCGAGGCGTGACACGGCCGCTGTGAGGTCGCTGTCCGGGGTCTTGGTTATCACCGTCACCGTGTAGGAAGGGTGCTGGAGATAGACGTGGCCGTCAGCGTGTACATTGCGGATGCGGTTCAAATCGTATCGGATGCAGGGGTACTGCATTTTCAGGTTGGCGGGCGGCTGATAGTACAGGTGGATTTCTCCGACAGTTTCTTGCAGCACCCTCCGGAGAATGCCGTCCAGCCTCAGCCTCTGCTCACTCATGGTATATCCCTCCGAATGTCAGGATGAGGCGCGGGTACTGTACTTTCACGTCCGTCACCTTCCATTTCACGCCGCAAAATTCGGCGTATCGCATGGAGCCGAAATTCTCGTGGGCAAAAGGGTCTGCCACGATGCTCAGCCGGTTCTGGAACGTGACATTGTCGTTCACGCCATCCCCTGCCTGCAGCTGTCGGCCCCACTCCAGCACATCGCCGTAGTATTCGCGCTCCACCGTTTCCTCGGTGAAGACACTGGGCGCTGTCTCCACAGTCTGCCCTTCAAAGCCGATTTTTCCAAACCATTTTGCCATTGCTTCGTCACTCCATTTCAATTCCAGAGTCAGTGTACACTAACTTCCATGGCCGCCAAAATTACTCGGCGCTTGCCGTCCAGCTCTTGGCGGCAGTGCCGTCATAGGTCTTCACGCCGGTGGCCTCTGCGTATGCGATGGGCGCAAAGTAGTTCTTGCCGTCGCACACGATAAGACGGCCCAGCATGAAGGCGCGGCCAAGGTCGGCGGCGCTCACCTTCATCTTGTGCTCGGCGTCAGCGTACAGCTTGCCGTCGGTGTGGCCGTAAGCGACATATGCGCCCACGTGTACGTCCTCGGTACGATCATAAAAAGGTTTCAGGGTCATTTTTGATCTCCTTTCTTTTGCAGTGTCTGCCCTCTCTAGCAGCGCACTGCCGTTTACGCCCAGACGAAATTTCATTCGTCCTGCCAAAGTCTTCCCTTTCAAGAGGAGGTGTCGGCGCAGCCGACAGAGAGGTCCTAACGGGCGAGCGCTCTAAAGTTAAAGCGCCTTAGAGGTTTATTCTGTGCCTGCCCTCTGAGGAAAAGTGTCAGCTGAGCTGACGGAGAGGGCATCCGGCGCTCTTTACGCCGCCCACTCGATGGCCATAGCACTGTAGGGAGTCGTCAGTGCGCCGGAGCAGCGGGCCTCGATGAGGTACTTCATGGCGTTGTAGTCGATGTCGAAGTCGTCGAACATGGAGACAGCGCCGCCCTTGTCTGCGCCCACGGTGTAGTCGGCCAGATTGACGATGACAGCGGCCAGATCACCGCCCTTGGCGCCCTTGCGGCCTTCCATCTCAGGCACAGTGACGATCTTGCTCACGCGCAGCTTGCGGGCCAGTGCAGCCTCGTCGGCGTAGAGCGTGCGGCCCATGTTGTCTTCCAGCAGGAGCATCTCGGTCAGAGCGTCCTCGGTGGTGAACATAACCGGGGTGCCGCTGCCGCGGTACTCCTTGCGGCTGCGGATGACCTGCTTGATAAAGGCCTTGTACTTGTCCTCCACCTTGGTCAGGCCGGTCGTAGCCACCTGTACCTTGATGGTAAACAGGTCGGCATCGTTGAAGATAGGACGGATGCAGTTCTCGTCGATCTTGTCCTCGCTTGCCGCCTGACGGCCATCGCCCAGGATATAGGCCAGCGCCAGCTCACGGTTCAGCTTGTAGCGCATCTCGTTGTGCAGCCATGCCACAACGTCGAAGCTGGTGATGTCGCTCACGTCGTCGCGGTCGAGCTTCTGCTTCTTGTACACAGTGGTCGGGCCGGTGGAGCGGCGCAGCAGGCCAAAGACCTCTTCGATTTTATAATTGCCCTTCACATAACCCTTGGCGCGGGCATCTTCGGGGGTCAGGTCTGCGAACATGCTCTTGAAGCGGCTGAACGGGATGTGCTTCACGCCTCCCATCACTACGCTCACCCAGTCGTCGGGCTTGTCGATGATGCGGGGCGTAGTATCCAGCAGGTGGTCTTCCGGGAACAGCCAGTCGATATTGTCGATGCCGTGGCTCAGCTCATCGATCTCGCCCTGCTCCACGCCGGCGTTGTCGAAGGCCGCCTTCAGGGTGCCGCTGGTCTTTGCACCCTTGATGATGCTGTTGATGTCGTCGATGCTGTGCTTCAGCACGGTCTGCTTGCCCGCATCCTTGTCGAAAACATTGTGCTTCATGTCGCTTTCATCCTCCTCGTCTTCGCCGCCGTCACCGTCCTGCTCTTCCAGAGCGAGACCCACCAGTGCATGGCAGCATTCCTTCTGCTCGTCGGTCATGCTGTTGTAGACCTCTTCGAGCGTCTTACCGTTGGTTTCCTCGGCCATCTTGCCGTCCTCCTTGTTGTCGTCGGAGTGGGCCAGTACGGCCTCCTCCAGCGGGTTGCCCTCCGGGTCCATGCCATGTTCGAGGCTCAGACTGCCCGGGTCGTTAAAGATAAAGGCTTCGCAGCCCTCATCGTCCATATTGTCAGCGCTGTGCTTTACCACTTCCTGAATGAGCGCGCCGGGGTTGCAGCCTGCCAATACGAGGCTCAGTTCCCGGATGACGCCGTGTTTCACCACCTGTCCGGCCTTCTGCAGACCGTTGGCCCAGATGGAAAAAGCGTTCAGGTCGCCGTTCTCCACGCACTTCTTGGCCGTCTGGCCGGTGGGCGTGTCGTTGAACTTGGCGTAAGCGTAGACCCCGCCCTTGCGGTTTTCCAGCAGTGCATGGCCGATGACATTGTCAAGGCTCGAGTGGTCGTGGTTGTACACCATCGGCACAGTCTGGCCACTACAGCCCTTGAATGCGTCTTCTGCAATGGTCAGCCCGTCGTAACACTTCGTGTTCGCCTTCGTCGCCCAGCCGCTGCAATCGTAGTCAAAATTCACCATTTTGATTTCTCCTTTCTTTTAAGATTCATTTACCATCTGCTCCACAGCCTCTCGCCCTCTTGCGGCGGGGGTCACTGCCAATCTGTGCCGCCTGTCCCGCGTTGGGAGAAAGATTCTTGTTCAGCAGCTGGTCTGCCTTGGGGTCTTTCGAGGGTTTCATTCCGATGACCTGACGGAACTCGTTCGACGTCATGATCTCGTTACGGGTGAACTTGTCGGCCATCTCGGCCACCATCGAGACGGGTGCCAGCTTGAACGGGTCGCGGAAGTACATGATGCTCTGCTTAGCCTTGAGGTCTTCACGGCTCAGGAACTTCCGCTTCAGTTCATCCACCACAGCCGCCACAAGGGGCTCGATGACTCGGTTCTCGTAATTGGTCATGACAGTGTCGTCCGCTGTGCCGTTCATGATCTCCGGCGTCAGCCCCAGCTGGCTGTAAGCCATGTTGGTCAGGTACTCGATGCTTTTCAGCAGGTTGTTCTCGAGGCTCCGGTTCAGCTGGGTGATATGCTCCGTGGCGTCAATGTAGCCGATGCCGTATCGGCTGCCCGCCAGCTGCTCTTCCAGTGTCTTCCGCCGCTCCTGCGCCTGTTCTTTCCGGGCAGGGCTTTTCACGGTGTAGGGCAGCTGGATGATAAGGTCGAGCTTTCCGCTTCCGGCCTGCTCGTCCACGGCGTCCATGATGCGCAGCTTGCTGATGAGCCGCTGGACGGTGCTGTTGGGCTCGTTCATGACAGAGTAGAAGGGGTTCTCCACGATAGCCGCCCGCTCTTTCGGCAGGATGACTTCTTCCTTCTGCCCGGTCCTGTCGTTGTAAAGCTCCACCCGCACATCGTCCGGGTACCACTCCTTCACCTTTCCCACCCGCATCGACAGGATCTCTGTCTCCCCCGTCACCGGGTCCTCGTCGATGTCCACCGGAACGATGGCAATGACGCCTTCGTCCAGCAGGGAGAGATACATGTCGTACCGCAGAGCCCTGCCCGTCTGGTCCTTGTTGGCCGAAAGGTTCAGGCATGAATTAAGGCCCGAGTCCAACACCGCATCGAAGCGGTCGTTTTCGTCGAGCCTTACGTGGTTTATGGTGATCGCTGTGGCGTCCTGCGCCATCCGGGCGTAAATTGCCGTCAGGATGGTACGGTCAGTCGTCCGGTTCAGTCTTGGCCGGTCGGGCCGGTAGCTGTAGCCCCCTCCGTACACCCGGGGAGGGTCCCGGTTCAGAAATGCGTTCCAGGCATGTTTCAGCCTGGCGCCAAAGGTATTAGGCATCTTTAGATCCTCCCGGGTCAGTCGTCCTTCTTCTGGTCGTCTTTCTTCTGCTGATCCTGCTTTGCAGCACTGCCATTCACCACAGCATTCGCCAGTTCAGGATTGCCCAGCACATCCGAAACGAATTTCTTCGCGCCGTAGCTCATCACGCCCGCTGTCGCCTTGGTCAGTACCTGCTTTCCGGCGTCCGACATGACCTGCTTCACAAAGCTCTTGCCGCCGTACACGTCGTTCCGCAGCTGCTTCACGTCCTTCTGGAGTTGCAAGCGCTCCTTCTCGGCCTTCAGCTCCTTGTTGGGGTCATCGACCCGGATGTTGGTCTGCCCCTGTAAGTCGCGGTACTGCTTTTCCATCTGGAGCCGGTTGATGCGCGCCCGCAGCTCCTCATCGGAGTAATCCTCGGCTTTCTTGCCCGAGCGCTTCGGCGCATATTCCACCTTGGGTTCTGCGTCCTCACCGGCGTTTCCGTCTCCATAGTGCTTCCTGCCTGCGGCCGTCAGGGTGCCGTCTTTGTTCTGGTATCGCCGCACGCCCCACTTCATGCCCTTGATGCCCCAGTGGTAGAGTTCATTTTTGTAGGTCTGCACTTTGCCATCACCTCACTTTCACTGCAATGTCAGCTTCCGCCCCAGCAACTTTGCTACTCTCTGAGCACCCTTCTGCACAGCACGCTTCCGGCGTGCCGCCGACATTTTCTTGTTGTACCGCTTCTTGGCGGCTTTCATGCGGGCCTTCTTTTCCTTGTCCGTCTCTGCCTCGGCCCGCTTTTTTTCGGTACATGTTGTCCCGCAGTCTCGTCACCTCGTCTCCCGAGATGTACTTCTTGCGCAGCTTCAGCTTACCGTCTTTATCCTCGTACTCCTCGGTAGCCACCCACGCACCGCGCCCGTTCGGGTGCCTCTCCCGACGGTATTCCCCTGTAAGGCGGGCTTTGCCGTTCAGGGTCTTCTGCTTGTCCCACTCTTTCTGTTGGGCGCGGGTCGGCTTCCTGTCGGGGTCCTCGCCTCTGCTGATCGCCCGGCTTCTCCGGTAGTTGTCGTATGCTTCCTTACTGTAGAAGTAGTAATATTCCGTGTTGCCGTTCCGGTCCGTGCCTACTTCGACCCGCTGGTAGTACTTGTGATTCTTCCGCGCACTGCCCTTTCCAAACAGCCCGTGCTCCATGAATTTCCCGTAATCCATTTTGATTTCTCACCTGCCTTCACTTCAAACTGATTGCATGGGCAATATGATCCCACCAGTCACCCATCATATATAACCTCACTCAAATGCATCCCGATTCAGCTTCCACGCCACGTAGGCATCCATCAGCGCCGCCACGGCGTCGATCTTCTTGTCGTGCCGCTGCTTGTAGAGCTTCCGGTTCCCGTTGGTGTCCTCCAGCGTGATGCAGTTGCCCATGGCAAACTCCATCAGTGCCTCGTCGAACAGCAGCTTTCTCTGTTCGCTCAGCTTCTTCAGTTCGCCCAGCGGTACGCTCTCCGTCCTTGCGCCCTGAATGACCTTCTCGATGCCAAAGGGGCCGTTCTCCTGCGCCCACCGCTCCACGAATTCCTTCGCGTTATAGGGGTCGTAGCCAAAGGCCCGCACGTCGTACTCGCTCTGCAGGATGTAGGTGTCGAGGTCATCGTAAACCTGCATCATGTCCAGCACAGTCCCGTCGAACACCTGCAAAGTGCCTTCGTTCATGAACTCCTCGTACTTCTGCCGCATCGCCAGCGGAAGCTGTGAGAGGGTGTAGCTGGTGATGTAATCTCGCGTTTTCACCCCGAAATATCCGTTCTCCATCGGGAACAGGAAGGTAAACGAGCAGAAATCGTCGCCCAGCGAAAGGTCAGCGCCCATAGCACAGGGCATCTGCCAGAAGTCCCGGTGTCGGTGCCGCAGGGTCTCCTCATAAGTAAAGAAGTAGGTGTAGCCTTCCATCGGCAGGTTGAATCGCTTGGCCAGAATATCATTCCGTGCGCCGGGCGAGTTTTCAGCGCGCTCCACATCCAGCTGGTAAGTCTCGTAGCTCACAGTCTGCCCGAGGTTCGGGTTCGCCTTCAGCCACATTTCCGGCTTGCCTACTTCGTCGATAGAGTCCAGCTTGTAGTAGAAGATGGAGACATGCGGGTTGATATACTCGCCCTTCAGGATCTCCATCAACTCCATTTTGATGGTGTCGCCGCAGCCGTTTCGGACAGTACCCTCCGAGCTTGCCGCCACGATGAGATAATCTTCGTTCTTGGCTGCGCCCTGCTCAATGGCGCCGATGGGGTCTTCCCGGATGTCGCAGGAGAGCCATTCGTCCACGGTCGCCACACGGTCGCGCCGACCCTGTAATTTCTCGATGGTCATGGGGCGTATCTCCAGCAGCGAACCCGTCAGGAAATTCTCGATTCCTTTCTTGGTGGAGGCCATCTTCACCCGGTCGCTCTTCGCACCCGTGGTGTTCTGGATGCTGCCCATGGTCATAAACTTAAAAACAGGCCCTCTCGCCCGCGCCAGTGCTGTCCGGAACGGCGAAAGGACTTCTTCTGCCTGTTTCATGGTGGGAGCAGTCGTCACCTGCTGGGTCGTGCTCTTGTCCACCGTCATAAAGTAGGCCTGTAAGCACTCCAGATACATGGTCTTTGCGGCCGCACGGGTGATGATGAGATACTGCTTGGTGATGAGCCGCTTCTTGATGCGCTTGCGCTCGTAGTGTCCCCCATGTCCGCCGGGCTCCGGCACGTACACGCTCCGCTCCACAAAGTAGTACCAGCCGAAGATCTCCTCCGCCCAGAGCTTGAAGCTGTCCAGCAGTTTCAGATCACTGCCGTCGGTCAGCGTCAGCTCCCTCTCGCAGAACTTGATAAAGCCGTTGACGGCCTTGTCGTCGTAGTAAACGCCCGGGTTCGCGATGAGGTCGTCGATCCGGTTCATTTCCATTGAAATTTCCCGGCAGACAGGGATCTCGCCCCGCATCACGGCCTCCCGGAACCGGCCGTAGTAGATGGGCGTGGCCGTGTTCGAGAGTGCCATGATTCCGTTCTCCTGTCAATCGTTCATTTTATAGCAATTCAACTTTTCAATGCAACAGCATTGAATTGCATATCACAAATATGCTATTTGGATGTTGCACTAATTTCTTGACTTGCGATAGATTCGAAATAAGGCTTATACAGCGTGCTGAAACACCGTGCCGCGTTTGGACAGGCATCTGTCTTGAATCGAGCGCATTTCCTGCAAATGCCGTATTCGTCTGACTCATCGGTTGAGCGCAAAACCGTGCCAAAGATGAGCTTTTCGTTCAGTTCCATTGTCATTCCTCTGTTTTATCAAACTCGATGTTCAGCCGAAACTCCATTTCTGCAACGGTATTTTTCAGCGCCTCCATGGCGGTCGAACTCTGCGGCGGGTCGAACGCGAGCCTTACCTTTGCGCCCATGTAGGACGCGATGGCCTTCGCCCGCTCGTCTCCGGGCAGAAAGTCGTCCCACACGGCACTTGCGTCCACGATGCCAAAGCCCTTCTCCGGCCCGACTCCCAGCTGCTGCAGCACCAGAAATACCGCGTTGATGTGCATGATGATGTCCGCATCAAACGCCGTGTAGCTCTCCGCTATCCCCAGCAGCTTCTTCACGCTTGTCAGGATGCTGTCCATAAGTTATCTCCTTTCGCACATCTGGCAAAAAATCCTCTTTCGTTTCTTTACACTCCTCTGTCTCCATGCTATACTTGCCTTAAAGATTCCATACTATAGGAGGATGTCTATCATGCGTGCCTGTAAATGCCCCAACTGCGGCGCAAACCTCAGCTTCGACGACACATCCCGGGACTATGCTTTTTGTGAATATTGCGGCGCAAAAATAGACCTGATGGATAAGCGTACCTACCATACCGAACACATTATCGATGAAGCTAAAATAAAAAATGCGGAAAATATTTCCCGCATCGTCAATATTTTTGCAGCTCCTGTAGAGGAGAAACAGCGTCAGAAAGAGTTTGAGCGCCAACAGCAGGCCGAAGCCGCACGCAGAGAATATGAGCGCCAAAAACGCAAAGACGAGGAAGCACGCGAAAATCGTGAAGCCATGGAAGATGGCTGTGCAGCCGCAATGAGCGGATGCTTAGTCAAATGCGCCAAACATCCCATCATCGCTCTGGTCATCGCCATTGCAATGCTTGGCTCCTGCATGGGTTCAGATTCTTCTAGTTCTTCTAGTTCATCCAGTACATCTTCCAAGTCTCAATCAACAACCATTTCTGCATCTTCCGAATCCGAATTAGAGATGTATTCGGATAAATATATCGCAACAACAAAATATTCGTATGATATCGCTTATACTCGCATTAGTGAGGATGGCACAAATACTCGATACTATTACCTCGTTGATCATAGCAATCACGTTGTCGCCTTCGTCACCTCAAAAAACAATACTGCTATGATTGGGAGTTTCCAATCTGGCGATTTGTCTACAGGCATCTCTATCACATGGCAATTACCAGTTACGGATCAAATGCGAACACCATTTTCAAGGAAGCTTCAATATACAAATCCAGAAAATGATAAAGAATTGCTCTCTATTGAAGAAGATGGAGAAAGCAATCCTTTTGTAAAGGCCTCTTTGGATGCCGCCGAAAAAGCACTCTATCAATCTGACAAAATTTACGATTATTCTTCCTGATTCATCGCACGCAAAAGCACCTTTACTTCCTCCACGGGCAGGTGTCGCCCGATCTGCGTTCTTCGTATGTCGGTCTCAGAGCGCTGTCATCGCCGTAATGGATGGCCCGGTGGGTTGCATCCGAAACGCTTATCACGTTCTCCGGGTCAAACAGCGCCTCCCGGTGCTCCAGAATATCCTCTTTGGTCAGAGGGTTGATATGGTGTATCGTGATACGCGCCGGTGTCTTTCTGCCGCTGCTGGCTGTCACGTCTAAAATCGGGTGGTCTTTACACCCAAGGTCGCACCCACCGTCCCGCACGATGATGCGGTTTCGGAACTGTCTCCACTCTGCCGAGCGGTAGAAGTCCTGATTCAGGTATCGGTCGAACCCGAATGTGTCCTTCCCCACCTCCCCGTGCAGCTGTAAATACTTCAGCCGCTCCTCAAATGTCCCGCACCGACACATCTCGCTGTAGCTTTTCATTTCAGCATCTCCACAATTTCGTATAGCAGTGAAATCATGCCCGTAAGGTCCGCCATACAAAGAGCACTTCTGCTCAGGGTATTATCCGGTTTCTTCCCCAGCCATACCGCCAGCAGAAAGGCCGCAAAACATGCAAGGAAGCTCGACAACAGTATCCTCTCGAACTCTGTCATAGCGCCGCCTCTTTCTCAGATATACCCGTGGTCCATTGCAAATGCACCTGCAATCAGGAATGTAACTGTCGCAAGAAACACGGCCCACACCATATTGTCCTTTTTCTCGTTCACGCCGCCGTATTCACCGAACCAGAACACCTCTCCAAACAACGCCGGGACTGCCACGACCCAAAGCATCCGGAACACCTCAGCACTCATATTCTTCTCCTTCGCCATCATCCTCGCCGGAATACTCTTTCATGGCCTTGAGCACTTCCAGGTACAGCTCTTCGTTGTCCTTCGCTGCATTGATAGCCTCTGTCTTCGCCCGCAGCAGTTTGTTTTCTTCCTCGAGCTTCTGCTTTTCCAGCATCGTCTTACTCGTCGCCAGCTTCAGGAAGTGGGTGGTCTCTGCAGAAGAGGCTGTTCCTTCCCGTATCCGCTTTTCCACCAAGTCCATCGCCAGTGAGATCATCTGGTTTTCTCGTGCTTCCGGAGTCAGTGCCGGCCTCATTGCGGGCAGGTCAGCGCCGGAAGTTTTTCTTGCGCCCATTTCCGGCACCATCCTTTCTGTAAAATTCTGTCAAATATCGTTCGCGTTCTCATCCGCCAGATTTTGGTTTACCCGCCATTGCTGGCGTTTTTTTTGTTTTTTGCAAAGTTTTCCATGAATAACTTCATGACAAAAATAAAAGGCTTTTCTAAGGGTTCACGGGTATGTCAGAGCAAAGCAGTAACTCGACACAAAAGGAGGAAATGATTTTTGGAAAGTTCTATTGGAGGTTGAACGATCATGAAAACGTATCCATACCCGTACCACAAAGGCATAATAAGGGAGTGTACCCGTGAACCCTTAGAAAAACCGCCGAAGCCCGGTCTACTCCCCAGACCTCGGCAAGTTTTGCTTTTGTCAGTTGTCCTATAAAGCCGCGAAATTCTAATGGGTTTTTCGCACATTCGAGATATTGACTCCTATTCAACTTTACGATAGACTTGGTACCAAAGGAGAAAGCAGTATCCATCTATCCCTAAAGAAAGGAGGTGTACTCGAAATGCGAAACAAGAAAATTCGGCAGTTATCCAAATATCCCTCTGATTCACAGCACACTCATTACGTCCCTGTAACTATGGAGCAAATGCATCAGAACATCATCGGAGCTCTCAAAATTTTCAATTCCTATATGAGTGTAGTTGTTGAAGAGAGTCAGAACAACTGAGTATAAAAAACGCTGGTATCCGTATGGAGGTTCGGATACTGGCGTTTTTGCTTTGTAAAATATCAACGGAGTCTGATATAGGACATGAAAGCCCAAATATCAATTTTCCCTCCGGAGAAATATCAAAGACCAGCGCGATTTGAGAGGGGGTGTCATTTTTGCGACCCCCTCCCTATCCCCTTACGCGCTTTGCGCAAGGGTCGTGTCGTCTTCGACCTCCATCTTGAGCTTCTTGTAGATGTTGAGCGGGTCGTTGGCGATGATTTCATCAATAGCCTGCTCAATTTCGTATGCATTCTCTGCATCCGTCAGCTGGTCAGAGGTATGGGCCAGCCGCATCAGCAATCCGCAGGAGTTGTAGCCCTTATCCATATCGAAACGATACCAGTCGTCGAACTGGCTGTAGGGATTATAAGGGTTATCGGTCGTTGTTAAAAAGCATCGAATCATAGTTCAAAGCCTTCCTTACTTATTCAGGGCACTGTAAACAGTGGACTCAGGAACACCACAAGCTTTTGCAATCTCGTTATAGGTATAGCCGTTGGCGAGCATCGCCTTTGCTTTGCCCATCTTCGCGCTGGTCATTACAGTTGCTGTCTTCGGCATCGCACGTTTAACGATTTCGTCCGGCTTAGATGCGTTGAGAATCTTCGTCAACTTAGTATGCGTAATCGCTCCAGCTTGGACAGCCTCCCATTCGCGATCGGTAAACGTAATACGTGTTTTACTTCCGCTTGCTCCAACCGAATCACGAGCACGCTGCATCTCGACAGCAGAAATCTTTTTAATTTCCTTCTTGTCTTTCTTAGGGTCAAGACCTTGTGCCTGAATTTTAGCCTTGATATTTGCGTTGGCAATTATCATTGCACGGCGTTCCTTCGGCTTGTTGTCTATCACGGCTTTCAGCTTGGCATCAATAGATTGAACTTCAGTCCGATACTCTTTTGCCGCAGCTGGATTATATTCCATATTTTCAGTATGTACGGCTTCTAACCGTGCTTTTCTAGCGAGGTTCTTCAACTGATTAGAAAAATCAGCGTACAAATTTTCCTGTATTGTACCAGATGAGAGTGTCTGCGCATCGGGGGTTTGCGATATAAGACTGACCTTTGTCTGCGCCTCTACTCGCTTGCCTGTCTTTGGATCAATATAAGTACGTCCGGACTCTTTATAAATGAGGTTTCCCGTTTCGGGATCAACATGAGCGCTTCCGGTACGTTCGGGGACATATACGGTCTGCTTACGGCGAGACAGCAGCGTGGATGCACCACCAAACCGCTCATTGCCGTCCTCATCCACACGGATCTGCCACTTCTTCTTCAGTTCCTGAATGCCATTCTCCCGCTCAGACCGCTTGTAGTCCAACTTGTGCTTCTCTGCATCAATGACGACCATCGAATGCTTGACTGCACGGGTGATTTCCTCAGGAGGAGCACCACGAAGCGTCATGTCCGTGATAAGGTTCGAGATGATGCCCATCTCTTTCTGCTTTTCTTCCTTTTTCATCAGGCGCACACCATTCGGGTTGCCTTCAGGAACAGCATAAGCAGTCTTGGGGTCAAAGTCTTTCAACCCTCTCAGCGCAGGCGTTGCTTTGACAGCCACCTTGCTGGAAATGGGGATAGCAACGACAGTGTCACCATCGAAGTCTGCGCCGGACAAACGCTCTGCAACCTTGGAGTTGATACCAATAGCATCCTGAATGTTGCCGAAGTTCCGCTTACCACTAACATTTTTGTTGTTGACCGTGACGATAGGAATCTCGAAAGTGCCCGCATGAGGATAGCGAATCAGTGCGAGTTGTGTGCCGTTCTCATAGGTCGGGCAGTAGCACTCTTTCTCGCTGATTTTGGTCAGCGGCAGGATGACCTTGGTAGACTGACCGGGGAAAGAAGAAGCCTTTAGAGTCATGGAGTTGCCCTCGCAGGTGTCTGCGAAGTCCATTAAAAGTTTCTGCTTGATGGTCGGGTTGGTACATTGCATTATCTCTTCGTACTCGGCTTTGCGGTCAGCCAGAGTAAGATTGAGCTGCTGCTTGATGAGTTTGATGGGTTGTTTAGAAAGGAATTGTGAGGATAGATTTTTTGCCATCGTGTCCCACTCGCCTTCCTCGCGAAGCTTGTTGATAGGAGACAGATGCTTCTGACCGTCAGCGCCAATGTATTCGCTCTGACCTGCTGCAGTCAGTGCTGCACCAAAGGGATTGTCCGGGTCGTCCTTGATGGGCTTGAGCACCTTCATCTTGGGCGTGCCAGAGGGTTTGTTCGTATTGAAAATGACATCATATCCATCAGGCACATCGTCAGAATAAACAGCCATACCCTTGAGGTAGTGACTGTTATCCACCATGATGCGGACCTGTGCATAGTGGCTGTTGCCAAGGCTCAGGTCATCCACGCCGCGGCGAATCTCGATAACACCATCCTTGTCCAGACCGCCTTCGTCACCGTAGCGAATCGCAACACGGTCGGAACTCATGCTGGACGGACGCTGGAGCTTCTGGAATGTCTCACCACCATCATTCGAATGGTAGTCACCCAAAGACTGAATGTCACCTTGATGCTCATACGCATATTTCTGGTTGTACTCAGGTTTTGCAATAACCATCACATTGGTCTGCTGGTTAATATTGGTAGGTTGCCGAATGCCAACGCCGTAGCGCTGATAAGCATATTCAGCCTCAAGTCGATAAATTGCTTCGTCAAGTTTGTCAGGCGAAACACCCAGGACCTGATTGACGCCTTCGGAAACGTCAACCATGCCTTTCTTGTCAACCTCTTTTTTCAGGGTTTCCACAAGTGCTTTGGTATCGGTTTCTTTTTTACCGGCGTTACCTTTATAAATAGAGCGCACCGATGACTCCGAAATACCGAGCTTGTTTCCAATTTCGACCCATCCAAAACCATCTTCTCTCAATGCACGGACCTGATCGTACTGAAGCGCTCTTCGCTGATTAGCGGCCACCTTTCGAGCATATCGGAACTCTGTCGTGCTCATCCTATACTCCTCGGGGAGTGTGGCATTTATTTGAGCAACGAGTTCTTTTTCAGTAAACTTACCGCTTTTTTCAAGCTCTTCCACACGGGAAAGAAAGTCGCCGGAACGCTGGTAAGGATTCTCGCCAGAGCCCCACGGATAGCGGCCGGAATGGCGCTTAGTACCGTAGTGTTCGAGGCTGTAGATCTCGTCGTCCACGTCATAAAAGAATTTGATGTCTTTTTCAATCGGATTCATGCTGCTTCTCCTAACTTCAATTCCGCAATGATTTTATCGAACTCGATGATTTTGTCCATAATAGGCTTGATTTCGGCCTCGGTCGGGTTGACCGTAAAGACATCATCGTTCTGATAAATGCGGTTTTCGATTTGGATGTCCTGCGGGTGTACGCGGTACTCCAGACAGAAAAGTGCATCATAAATAAAGAGCTGCTCCATATGTGCAGGAACAGCTCCGGTCTTGAGGTCGTGGATTCGCAGTAAATTGTTCTTAAAGGTGATGGAATCTGCCGTGCCGAAGCAGTTACCCGAATAATAGAGCACCTGTTCCGGTGTCATACGGAAGCCAATGGCATCGTTGACGTAGGCGTTAAGCGTCTTTTTGCTCTTCGGCAATTTCTGACCAAGGGCAATGCACTCCGCTGCAAATGCGTGCAGCCTTGTACCATTTTCCTTGGCCTGATAGCTGGCATAGGTCTCAGCAAGTCGGGCAGCATCATAGTTTATCCAATGATACTTACTCGCGCCCAGAAAGGCGTGCTGACCTATGAGCTTCGAATGATCGTTCCAGTTCATTCAGTATCTCCTCCTTGTTCTCCGGATAGATGAAAGCCGCATAGCTCATACCGTTCATCTTTTCTACGTAGTAGTCCTGATTCGGGCGATGAGATGCTCTTGCTGACTTCTTGCCTTCCAGTGCGGCCCATGTGTCTTCATACAAAACCACGAGGTCAGGGATACCCTGTATCTCGTTGGGGTCTGCGTGGAGCACGATGCAGCCGGGAAAGCGAGACTTTAGCTCTTTCACCAAACCGGTCTTGAATGTGTTTTCTAACATGTCAACCTCCAAAATAAAAAGGAGTAGAGCACGTCTGAGACGCATTCTACTCCTCCTCATAAAAGAGGCAGTTTTTTTCGCGTGAATTTTTCACGCGAGATGTGTTTTGGGCAAAAAGAAAAGCCCCTGCGTGGTTAGCGCAGGAGCTGCCGAAAGTTATTCAGCTAAAAGTCCATACGGGAATGCTTCATATGTGTCCGGTGGACCCGCAAAATGTTCTGCCTCCGGATACATATATTGCCCATAATCATTTCGAGGGTCGTAGTCGTCTGGATCGGGGTATTTCACTGAAAAGTCGATGTCTGAAATATCATACTCTACCCCGCAACACGGACAGCGCCACTTATCTTGATTCCTGATTTTTCTCATTTTGATATTATCTTTGTAGCACCAGGGTTCCTTGATGTGCAATTCAGCATCGCCGTTAGAATAGCATCTAATCAAATTACCCGCCTCGTCCAAAGTTGTCCATTCGTGAAAGCCATCTGAGTTGGTGTAGTGATCCATAAATTGAATTTCTCGCTTATTCATTATTTTTCACCTCATAAGCTTATAATGGGTCATCTCGTATGCTCAGAATACCACTACATATGCAACAGCTCAAGTTATAGGAATGAACTAATTGTTAATTTTCTATTATGCCCAAAAGCCCACTTTTTATCGTTACTTATTATATTATTTTATAAAAAATTTTATTAAATTGAAGAAAAAAGTGGGTTTTTGGGCTTTTGCGCATTTTTTCACGTATACACGTTAAATATTGTGGCCAAAAATATTTTCAAAAGTGGGCAGGTAATGGGTTTTTGGGCAATTTTCGAGGCAGTTAAAAGAATTATTTATCAAACTCCAATAAATTTGAGCATAATAATACCTAAAAATATCACCCCAAACATAAAACCAACAGCCTTGGCCGGTCCCCACGGGTCTTTCTTCCAATTCTCATCTACTTCTCGATTATGGGCTTCTTCCATCTCAAGGCGCTTCATCTGCACCTCAGCTTCCTTCAATCGCGCCTCATCCACGAAGCAGTGTGTCTCTCGATAGTCGTCCAGTCTAACCTTCGTACCACAATACTCACAGAACATGAAGTCTCGGTTCTCGTCTTTCACCGTAAGTTCAGCGCCACAGCTGGGACATTTTACTGTTCGTGCCATCACCAGCACCTCCTCATCGTTGAATCAAGAATACCATTGGAGTGTTGAAACGTCAAGGATTTTAGGGCGGAAGAGACCACTTTATATTATTTTTGAATTTCATCATGATAACACCTTTCATTCTTTGTTTTCATGTGGTACACTTGATTTATCGCCCCTATCGAGTGAAAGGAGTCCATATGTCCGATTTACCGGCAGTTCAATCCATAAAAATAGCTGACATTTTACTTTCTTATAGCGATCTGATTGATAAAACTGGCTTATCCACAATAAGTGCAAACATGGCCAACCAGTATCTTGAAAAGTACCCAAGGCCTCAGAAGGCAGCAAGTCATCTCATCAGTGCTTTTATACCTCAAATCGTTCTTCTAGGAGTGCCTTCAAGCTTTCCGGATACGCCTGATTATACTTCAGTTAAAAAGACAGCTGCTGCTGCAAGTGTTTTGCTGCAAATTCTAATGAGTCTTTCTGTAGCCTATATTGCAGGGTTTGATCCGTCAGACCATGAGGTTCAAGTATTCATCATGTCTAAGAGTACCATTGCTTTGGCCGCAAAAGCTTTTCAACCGTATGCAGTCGAGTTTGGAAATCACATGGCTGAACATTTAATTGACAGCATTCCTCGAGAGACTATCGATTCAATAAACAATGCTGCTGGGTATCGAGCAGTTACAAAATATGGCGAAACCGGAACGATCAATTTGAGCGACTGGGAATGGCTTGGTGGACTAGCAGCGGGTGCTATTGTGGATTTAAGTTCATCAACTTTTATTGGCTGGCGTACATATCATACGTTTTTCAAGAAACTTACACCTCCCGCTAGAGCGATTCATTCTTCAGAAATCGCGAATGTTACAAGTTCCGAATCCCCCACAAAATCAAAAACAACACATAGACAGTAGCAGGGTACTTTACAGTCAAAAAAGCACCAACAAGTATTCCGCCATATTCCACAGCGTTTTTCCAGCTAATTTTCTTTTCCATAATAATTTCTCCTTTGACTTCACAAAAATCAAAGCCTCACGCTCGCTTAGCACACGAATGTGAGGCCTTTTTATTTACTTAACCCTGAAGCACAAAACACACCTGTGAACTTACGCTTTCTCGCCATTCCACACATACCCCGTCTCCTCATACAGGAGCTTCGGGGAGATGTAGTAGGAAATCCGCCCATACCGCGAGTCCATCTGCTTGATGTCCGTGATGACTGCCCCGTTTCTCGTGGCCTTGCCAATCGGGAGCCAGCCTCCAATGATACCAGCCCGTATCCACGCAGAGTCACGACCGTAAACTCTCGCAGCTACTCGCACCGGAACAGAGCCTTTTGCAAATTTGATTTCTTCCATAATTGTTCAACCTCCAAAAATTTGTATTAAAGGCAGACTTTTCCATCTCTTACATGGGGCATCACCTCCTTTAATTCTTATCCTAGAATAGAAAAAATAAAGAGCCGCAGATTTCTCCACGGCTCAGTGCTTTACTCCATATCTTCTCTCAGCAACAGCCATCCCGCCGCAGCATACAAAAAGCTCTTGACCGAAACCGACCCATAGTAGACATTTCCCATGACCTCGCACAAGTTTCGCTTTATCGTCTCATCAGTGCGATAAGCCGCAAAATCCACGGCCCTGCGTATCGCTCGGTCGATAGAGTTGTATGATTGTCCATGCCGCTTACTCAGGTTGATGAAAATATCCGTCTGGTTGATTTTCCTGCCCTTCCGAACGTACTCCATCGACTGCTCCAACGTCTCGCCAAGCAGTTCGAAGCCGGTCATTTTGTCCGGAATGCCAAGCCAAAGAAGAAATTCCCGAGTGGAATTGTTCATTCTTTCACCATACTCCCCTTCTTTCAATATAAAGCAAAAGATGCTAGCGCCAATATAACACCTATGCCGTATATGACTTCAGTAATATCTTTCTCAAGTTTTACCCCGTAACGACTCCCAAAATAGAAGATTTGACAAGTGAACCCAATAGTGAATAAGACCTTATGCATCAGCTTTCACCATGTACTTTCTACACTTAGGTTTTCATAACGGCATCCGCTGCATGAACCAGATATGTGGTGCCGTCAATCGTGATTTGCAGCTGATCGCCTTCGTAGTCAGTCCAGTTGTCCACTTTGCCTTGAACAATAGTTCCATCGGGCAACTTAATCTGTGCCCAGGAATAGGTAAATGTCGTATCAAACACCCTATAGTTTCCACAACTGCATAACCCGAGGCAGCCAACAAGCATCATCAGACATGCAACAACACTAATAATCCGATTTTTCATAGTTACTTCACCATACTCCCATTCCGCGTCTGGTCATCCGCCGGCCAGAACGTGTAAATATCATCGAACACCACCGGAATCTTCTTCTGAACCTCCAACAACAGCGGACACATCAGCTCACGCATCTGAGGATGGGCCGCCACAGGAGTACGCAGCTTGAAGATGTTGCGCCACTCACGGTAGTTGGCAGTTACCACGATCTCAGTCTTCAGGCACAGTGGCAGCACACAACGAGCCTGTTCGGGGCGCATACCGTTTGCGATCATCAGCTTGTAGTCCTTTTCGGCATAGGTCATAGCTTCCAAGAACGAGCTTTTGATCGTAACCTCGCTATCGTTCAGTTCGCAATACTGCTCACCACGGATATAGGACGGCCAGATGAACGTAAGCTCATTGCCAAACTTCTCCTTCGAGTAGTTACAGTACCTGGTGCTCTCCTGTGCAAAGCTCGCAATGCGATGCCGCACCAGCTCATTCGCCACACCACGGTCACAGGTAAACAGCACAGACAGCTGAGAATGCTCCAGCATAGCCTCATGCCCCTGCTTCACTAGAAAACCCACCAACTTCTTCGCCGACTCACCATCCGGCGTGATCTTGTCCTCGCTCTTGTAGCAGACTCGCGCAACCCGCTCGATCTGCTGCAGTTCTTTGATGCCGCCCTCAGAAATATCAGTGAGGATTTCATACTTAGGTTCAACGATTTTCATAATTAAATCTCCTTTTCATCAGTGAATCCACCATTTCGAGCTGACTGAGGCTCTTTCCATTACCTCTTTGGGCAACCATGCTGATGCCAATATCCTCGATCGGGATAATGTATCCGAGATGAGCCAGTTGCTTATGGTCGCAAGTTTCCACCTTCGGACACTTCTGGCATTTAGGTGCAAGTATCGTAAGTGCTCCGAAGTCGTTGTTCATGTTGTCCACTCCGATATCATTTTGCACTCCCAATCCCCACAGATATCACCCGAAGCATGTTTCTTTGCAAACGCCATGCCCTTCTTGATGGCCTCCTGCTTATTCTCTGCTTTGACTTCAAAAGCCTGATGTCCACCACCATTGTCGGTACATTCAAACCAAAATGTGTACTTCATATATCAGCCAGCCTTTCTCTATCAGGATCTCGCAAAATAGAATCCCAGTCTCTAATAAGTTTCCGTAAGCCATGATCATCTGCTATTGGGTTCATCGTTTCTTCATCATATTGCACTATGACACTGCCTGCTTTATCGCATCCAAATCCGCAATTCCGACACTGAATCTTATACTTGATTTCCAGGCTTGTCCCAGTGGTCGCTGTTCCGTATACAGTTGGCCTCACTTTTGAATAGCATACCGGACAACATCTCATATAAAATCCTCCAAAATCGAGTTAAGCAGAATCTCCAGCACCCGGTTTATGCCCGCCACCACTCGATATGGCCACGGTTCTTTCGGTTTCACCCGGGCAGGGGTATCAGGCTTTCTCAGCGCACCATAAAGCCACCTGTCGAACTGCCCAAGTGAAATATCATTCTCCATGCACCATTCACGGGCATCTGCGTAGCTAATGTCACCATTCATGCAAAGCTCGACTACATTACGCAACGTAGCGTTCGGCTTGATCAGGGTATCTTTTTGAAGCTCGTAATCCTCAAAATACAAGTCCTCGCGTGACCCGTCAGCCCTGTGAATAACTTGCGCAAAGGGTTTGCCATCCGCATAAAGCGTCGTAATATCCTCATCAATGTCGATTCGAGGACAGTCGTACCTCCATATGGCCTCAACAACTTCTTCATAGTCAATCATATCGCACCTCACAGCAGAATCCGGAACAGGATGAACCAGATCACCTTCAACGTGAACGCAATGATAATCAGCCACGCGCAAATAACCAGCGTTGCCGCCAGAATATGACCCAGCATATGGCCGATTTTCTCCCAAATATCAGGTCTCTTCATCTCAATTCCTTTCTACACTCGATTTCATCTGCCGAAATATCGTAATCAAACGCCAATTCTGTTTTGGAAAAAATCTCTTCATCTTCTTCATCTGGTTCATTCCCGACGGGATATGCTAGTAATTCGATATTCTTGTAGTAGAACACCTTATAAAACGTCTTCACCCCGCACACCTCCTCGCTGCATCCAGACGGCTCTCCGCAGCGTTCAGCTCGAAGATAGCAGCCGTAATAAACTCCGGATCGCAGTTTTCAAAGTGGTTCCGGGCCACCTCAAGATCCCGCATGGCATCTTTCAGCGTGTTGACTGTCGAAACCATCGGCTCTGTCCAGAATATCTCTTTGACGAAATCAACGATTTTGCGCAGCATTTCTACACCTCCACATCTTTATGACCTGATGAGCCGTGAGCCAGCCCTTAACATCATCATGGCCAAGCAGCTGCGCACCCATCACCTCGATAAGCCCCTGCTCAAAGCCATAGGAACCCCAACCCCAAACGCCATCCCAGATACGATTTCCAGCAGCATCATATGCAATGATTTGCTCACCGCAATCAAGCCGTCCGCCCGGAAGATACTCCGGACAGTCCGGTCTGTCCATCTCTGGCCAACGACGTCCATAAGTATGCGGAACCTTAGCGTGCTTCAGCAGAATATCCAGCTTCTGCATCTCGGTCATGTGACTCCAAACCCGGAGTTTCCATGTTTTCTTAGACATGTTTCTCATTTCTGCATTTCCTTTCGTCAGCCTCCATGGCCTTTGCGATTTTATGCTGAATATAAAGCACACAGCCAGCCTGTCTATCACCCGAATGAAGCCAATAGTCCAGCAATAGCATTCAAAGATTTCAAATCCTCCTCAGCAAATATCATTTAGCGTTCACCGTTCCTCCTGATACTCTACAATTTTGGTCACTTCACTCTGAACCCGGCGTAAGAGATCACACGCACCCAAGCAACCGCATTCCCTCAATGCCTCAGCGATATCGCCTAAACTATCCATGTCGGTTCTTGTGAGATTAACTTGAGGAATAACTTCAATATTCTCCTCTGTGATAAATGGGGTATAGTCTCCACAATGGCAGCATTTAATGTTCATGCGTTGCATACAAGCATCTTCCTTCAAATATAAAAAATATAGATTTGAAATCAGTCGTATACCTTATATTCCATATTGCTCACATGGGCGATGGTATCGTAGTTATCACCTTCAAAGCGAAACCTTGCCATACCGTTCGAGGTTAAATCAGAGAACTTTTCTAAATATCCGCTTCGTCCGGGCCAAGGGCGGATGATTTTCATGAAGACCTTATGGGTCATGGCTTTTTCCTGAATCTCGTGCATTTGAATCGCTCCTTTTTGTTACAGTTCAGAAAATAAAGATCCGCAGATTTCTCCACGGCTCCATAATGAAGTCAGTCCAATACCCTCATATCATCAAGAATATCACTCAGTCTTTCACCATTTTTCTTTCTCTTATCGATTTCCAGCCATTCTTCGTTCGTCAGTTCCCGACGCAATTTCCAGTAATGTCCCAAACTTCTGTCATAGCAGTACAGATCCTTCAGATTCTGCTCCTTGGCCAGTGCCATGTGCTTCGACAGCATTTTTGCTCCTGCTGCAATTCCGCCCACAACAACCGGACCATAAGTAATAATCTGATCCTTGTGCTCATAACACCAAGTTTGTGCTTTTACCTTTTTGTCCTGGAACCACTCCCGAATTTTAGCTTTCTTTCGTGCTCTTTCGAGCTCTTCCATAGTGTAAACCTTTGCCATAAATATTTCTCCTTTATAGTCAATATTTGGATCTCTCCATAAAGGGGCTTGTTATTTTCGCGTCTTTCCCTTATACAATCGTCTAAGTTCAAGTTTACTTGGTAAAAAGTCATTACAAAAATAGGCACTAGCAAACGGTGTTGCCTCACTCGGACATATCATAGACGGCGATATATACCCTATCCGCTGGTCGAAACATAATAGCTGCAATCGGTTTTGGTAAATATCAAATCGCCTTTTCCCTTGAATTGCATTGATAGGAAGTAGCAGCGCAAAAGGTTTTCCTAGCGAATAGGCCCGTTCAAGTACCTCATCCTTCTTACTGAATGGAGGGTTCGATACCATCACAGTCCAATTTTCAGGTTCATATGTAAAATAATCCATACCGTCATCGATATGGGATGGAATCACTCTGTATCCAGCTTCAGAGAGCACCTTTACATACGCAGAATCCGCTTTATCAAATGGACACCAGACAATTTGCTTTTTTTTTGTCTCCTAAAAATTCGAGCAATGGATATACCGCATAGTCAGGCGTATACCGTTCGTCTCCTTGGTTCGTTCGGTCTGCCTGTGCAATCCCGAGAATCATCTGGCTTTCACCTTTGCTTTCTCGAACTTCACCGGCTTCACCGTCCCCTCCCGCGCACACTCCGTCAGGCACTCATTGCAAGGCTCATCCGTCTCCAGCACCTTGAAGTTTTTGCACTTCGGGCAGTAGGTTGCATAATCCACTTCGCGCATCCAGTCATTCATCAGTTTTTACCTCCCGAACGATTGTTACATTCCCACAATGAGGGCAAGTCGTCATCACTCCGTCTGGAATATTGGTATACTGTGATCTTTTGCGGACCCACCATTCGGTCGGCGCTTCAAAATGCATACCACAGGAACTACAGACAACTGTGATAAGCGGTTCATCGTTCGAGCTTTTCATCTTCACCGCAAACCTATCATCCAACTCAGGATGCGTCACCCGCTGGTTCAGAGCCCACAGCAAGTTCCAGCAGGCAGCGCGCAGGTGGTCCTCATCGTCCATGCCTACCATGTACTTTGCCAGATGCCGAGAAGCACTGTCCAGCAACGAATGCAGCGGTATGCCCTTGTCTACATTGTGCTCGCCATACTTCAGTGCGCCCTCCTCGCAGTGCTTGCTGACCTCCATGATGCCATACCAAGGTAAGAGGTCCATGCGGCCCTTTCCTGCGTGCATATCGCGTTTTGCACCAGTCTCAAATTCGGTGCGGTCTCCAGAGTCTTTAATCATTTAGTTTCTCCTTCCAGTATTGCAGTAGGAATGTTCTGCATCAAAAATGAGTAATCAGATTCTTGCAACTCATCATCCCACATATTGACAATGGTGAGGAACGCAGTGTCCCTATAAAAGAGTTCCGCGAGTTTTATTTCACCCATTTTCTGAAGCCGATGAGCCGCCTGCTTACTCTGTCTTGCAAAATGGCATCTCGGATGGAAGAACTGCTCCGGACTCTTGATAACTTGAATAACTTTTCGCCGAGCACAAGAGCCCGCCGACTCATAATGGCATCTATCATCGAGTAAATACCCGATGATTTCGCCATCCAGCTTCACCACAATTTTCTTCCAGATAGCCGAAAGTGGACTGTTCGGTGCAGGTGTGTACGAAAAGCTGCGCGTGGAAATATACTCTCCACTTTCGCCAAAGTGGTCACTGAGAAGGATGCTTTGAATCTTTTTTCTAGTTTTCTTAGAGATATTCATAATTTACTCTCCATAAAATTTCCTTTCGTTAAACGCTTTCTTTGAGTTCAGCGCCCTTGAAATAGCGAGGTCGATTCCTGCTCGGGACTTTAAGTGGTAATACCAGAGATCCTTATACGGCGTATTCAGTCTGTCAATTCGCCCCGCAGCCTGTTCCATAATCTTATAGGAGTAATTCTGGCTGTAGAATATAATGGTGTCCGTCTTGACGCAGTTCCAGCCCTCTGCCCCGGCGTTGTACTGCACGAGATAAACCCACCTGTCGCCGTCAGGAATTGGCTGATGCTTATGACCATTCCACTGAGCAACCTCAGCCCCCGTGTCGTAGTTCAACCCGAGCAGAATATCCAGCTCGTAGTCGAAATTGTAGAATATAATCACTCTTGGCCGCGTCATGCAAATATTAAGGACTTCCTGCTGCCGGCTTTCATCGGAATTGACAAGCTTCCTCAACATATAGCAAAACTCGCTGGCTGTCTCTATCGGTCTATCCTCCCAAGGATTCCAGCGGTTCTTGCAGATTTGCAAATACTTCGGCTTGTCATAGTTCACAAAAATATTCTCATGGTTGGATACTGTAGACCGTTCAAAGTCCATGTCAACCAGAATCCGTTCCCGCAGCCGTACCAGTCGCTGTGTGTTCAAATATCTGTCGATCTTCGGATATTTGGAAAAGCGGCTATAGACTACATGCTGATTGTTGAATTCAGTCCGATTTCGGAAGAAACCATTTGCGATGAACACCGGGATATAATCTGTCCAGCAGTCCCCCGGGGTAGCACTAAGCAGAATCCACTCATTTTCCTTTGCGATTTTCAGGAAAGACTTGACCCATTTACCACTGCCAACGACTCTCTGTTCATCAAATATAACAAACGCATTCTTCACACCTATGTACTTTTCGATGTTATTCCAGGAATCCACCGTTACACTGTGATCGTAAATATCAAGCTCTGGATCGGTACTCATGTAGAAATGAGCCAACTCTTCGTCCCACTCACCTGTATCCCGTTTCCGGGCAGTCGTGATGATATAAAGATCCGGGGGCTCTGTCATACGAACATAATTCTCCGTATTCACCTCCCCATCGTAAAGTTTGTAATAGAACGCCAAACTCGTCCTTGATTTTCCGCTCCCAACGCCGCCGCACAAGATGCATCCGATTTTCATTCGGTCTACTGCATCCAACTGGTAGTCATAGAGCGTAACTCCTGCCATCAGCCTGATCACCTCATTTCCAGCATCACATGGATGTCTTTTTCCAGGCAATGATTCTCATACGCCAGAAGTGAAATCGTTGCTTCCTCTTCGTCCTCTCCTTCACCTCGGACAGTATAAGCAAAGAGTTCCTTCCGATTTTTACGGAAAACCTTCCAGAGTTCTTTCTTTTTAGTGGAGTCTGTGCTTTTTGCAGCAGGACGTATATTGCAAGCCTTATCTACTCTGCGAAGTCCGCCCATAAATATTACGCCTCCTCAAGATGGCAGAAGTCCGTGTAATAAACCAGGTCGTAATTCAGCGGATGATTGTTCCAGTCATAGGCCTGCTCGTAATAAGCAACCTCATCACGCTCGTCGAGTTCACGGCAAATATCATCGTTGTGCTCATAGAACCATTCCAGCGGAAGATCAAACTTGTCGCAAAGTTCCGGAATATCAAAGGCCCAGCAGCCGTAGTTGGTGTTCCGTATACCCTCCGAAACCATGTAATCGACGATCTCTTTTACTTTTTCTCTGCTCATAATCCTTACTCCTTCTATTGTTCAAATATCAGGCTCTTTGGCCCGGTTGCGAGTCATGCGGGAATCGAACCCACCGTACAGCCCATGCTAATGACTCAAATAAAAGAGCCCCAGATTTATCCAGGGCTCTCATGTGCTTATTCTTCAGGTGTACAATAATCAACGTCGAGATGCACTTTACCTTCACTATCCGTGTAGGTGACGAACTTTCTCGGCTGATGGAACATCTTCTCGTACTTCTCGACGAACTCCGGCAAAAGCTCACCGAAATCATCCTCCGTGAGGCCTACAATCAGGAATGTTCCAACGATAATATCAATGGGGATACCATAAGGGCCGTCGAGCGTCCGGTTGAGTTTCTCCATGCAATCATCATACAGCTTTCCTTCTTCGTTGCAAATCAATGCCACCTCATCGTCCCACGGGTAAACAGCCTGAATCGGGCCTTCCACCTCTTTCTGGAGCGATTCCAGAGAACAGTCAATGTCGATCACTTCAGGGTAATGCTTTGGGCGAACCCTCAGAACTTTCATACTGTCAACCTCCCAAATTGCACATCAAAAATATAAATCGAGCTGTTTCCTTAGAGCCGCCATTTGCGACGTGGGCACTCACCGGCTGGAGCATTGGACCAAGGACCGACCCCGGCACTCGAAAATATCAAGGCTTAGTAAATCTCGAGGTCGTGGACCCTCTTGTCGATTTTCCTACGCTCGATGACATCAGGTGCAGCGTTTGCAATACCGACCAGATAGAACGGAATGCCATAGCTCTTGGCCGTGATGTTTTCAATGATACAGCCACGGAACTCGCGTGCCTCATCGAAAATGCCGATAAAGTAATCAGCCTCGGACATCTTCTTGATGGACTCGCCGAGATACCACAGGGCCTCGTTCGCATTTTCCGGAGGATTGCCTTCAAAGTAGGTAGGAATGACCTCGAGCTCCTCATCAAAAATAGCTTCTGCTACTTTATGAAGCAGCTCAAAGGTCTTGTGGATGTCTTCCTCGCTCCGCTTTCGCATAGGGCAGCTGATAAATAACTTCTTCATGATTTCCTCCTCAGAACGGAATTTCGGTGGGGTCGCTCGGCTCTGCCATGTCTGCTTCAGGAGCCGCAAACCGGGCATAGCGCTCTGCATACGGATCAGCGTCAGCATCCTGCTCTACGTACATGACATCCGCATACAGGCTGAACTCACCCGGGTTGTTGCGCTTCTCTACGAGGTTGCACAGGCAGTTGACGTTCTTGACGCGGATGTAATCCAGCTGACCGACCATGTCGATGTCACAGAGCAGCTTCTTGCCGGTAGTAGTCACCCAGTAGACGTGCGGAGGCCACTTGGACTCCATGTTAACATTGACCGGAACGAAATAGGTCGGCAGAAACGGCTCATCATAGGTCTTTTCCGGATTCGGACGGGTCTGCTTGACCGTTACGCCCATGTCCATCAGATGATGCGCCATGTCTTCGGTCAGAACCAGATTGACCCGGCGCTTGTTGGAGCCGAAGCGGTCGCGGCTGGGGTCGCCGCTGAAGTTGGTAGTAAAGATGAAGCGAGTATTCTCGATAGATACCTTCTGGCGTTTGTTAATCATAAATATCAGTCTCCTTTTTATCGTACATCAAAATTCTGCGCAGCTTCGTCCTGCACATCGTCCCACGGAATATCAGGCTTCTGCCAAGGCGGCAGCCCGGTATCATCGGAGGCAAAGCTATCAAAGTCTCCATACTCGGAGATAGCCTCAACGGCTTTCGTCGCCATTTTATCAAAATAAGACCGGTCGATAGTCTCTTCCAGATGCAGGTTATAGACCATCTCACTTTCCAACCAGCGATAATCTTTCGCACCTGTCACAGGGTCATACTTGGTCTCACCGTTGTCTTTGGCACCGGCTTCTCTCACAAGCAGTGCGCCGCCGCATCCGGATTTGATAGGGCAGAACTGGCCAACGCGCCCGACAAAAATATAATTGTGCTCTCCTTCGGCCAAGTCCTCGTTTTTGTCGAGGTAGATAGCGCCCTTCGACACCGATTTGGTCTCGCAGAGATCATTGAACACAATATCTTCATGAGAGAAGAGCGTCTTAAACACATACGGGACCTGAAACTGAGTGCCGGTGGCCGTCCACTCTCCGCCTTCCTTCTCGTTATCGCCCGGCACGTATCCATACCGAGCCTTGCAGTCCGTCGCATTCATGTACTTTGCGATATAAACCGCATTGTTCACGAGGCACATCTTCTCGTAGGTAGCCTCATGCTCAAACTGGTAGCCGTACTTCTCTGCAAACTTCATGCAGAAGTCGATGATCTCCGGCGTAGCACCGGGGATCTTGATGGAGTCGGTCTTGATATGGGCAACCGTGAAGCCACGCTGCTGCACCTCATCCTGTAGAGTACGCATAAACAAAGCGCCGCGCAGGGCGACAATGTTGTTCGCGTTCTTCGGATTACGGAACGGGTTATCGAAAGTCGCACTGGTCAGACCGTAGACCGAGTTGATGGCGATCTTCAGCGCCTGCGCCAATGCTTTCGCCTGCGCAGGGTCGTCCAGATACTTGGCCAGCTTCCCGCCAAAGAGCTTCTTGGCCTTGTCGTACTCCTTGTGTTTGACATAGATACGTACATCCATAAGGTCATTGAAGTTTTTGGTGTACTCACCAAAGTAGTTCATGGCGACCGCCGAGTGCGGGTGCAGCGATGCCACATCCAGCAGCGCGACATTCCAGTACATGCCAGGTTCGGCATAGACATATCCGCCCAAACCAAGGTCTGTTCCACGGAACATGTTGTGCATCCGGCCATCGTCGCCTTTGGTCCACTCGTAACCCGGGAAGGCATTGATGATGTTTTTAGACACCAAAATATCAGGCTCGACCTCGGTCAAAGCGTCCTGTTCTCCGGTCGCAAGGTCGGTGTAAACCAGCTTCGGGTGCCTTTCCTTGCCAAAGATGATGCGCGTGGTCAATGTGTTGGTCGTGTCGTTGACCGTCAGTCCGGCAATATCTGCCAGGATCTCCCGGGCTACAAAGTCTGCATGACGTGCGTTGAACACGGCTTCTGTTGCCAGAACGTCATTGTCGCAGTATTCCGCGACCTTGTCCCAAAGGCTTTTCGGCACGGGCTGGTCCCACGGTAATCCGAGCTCTTGGTGATGGATGCCCAGTTCGATCTCGAACTTCTTCAGACTCTGCTTTTTGGCAGAGAAGTCATAAATATCCGTGTAGGACAGATTATACGCCTCACCGAAGAAACCGGTATGTTCGTTGATGATGCGGTTCGACAGTGCATAGAGCTGTTCCGTCGTCCACCCCAGCATACAAGCCCAAAGCATATGATTGTCGTACTTGCGGTTATTGAAGCCGACGAGCCGGCAGTTTGTCAGCGCTTCGACCTCGCTGGCGGTAGGATTTACCATGCGATGAACCGGCTTATCCTCGCCCGCCAGTTTCCAGTTGATGAGGAAAAGGTTCGGAAAAACCTCACAGTCAAAGAACGCGATAGGGGCTTCCGAAATATCAGTCTCGCTCTTTGCTTCCTCTTTGGACTTGAAATGCATCTTTGCCACAGTCTTGACGCAAATATCAGCCTGATTCGTGCTGTTTGCGGCAAAGAGCAGGATAGCATTGCGCATATCGTCCACGTCATAGACCACATTGCCCTCGTATGCCTCCTCCATAACGTGGGCAATAAAATCCACATTCGGCTTCGTGTAAGGGCTGATCTCCTTGGCAAGTGCCTTTTTGATCAGTATCCTCAGATGCCTTTCGTTCTGGACCTGCTTTGCATCGACCATTTTTTCTCCCTTCAACGGCAGACCACTGCTGATGGAAGCCACCGAAATATCATTGCATTTCGACAGCTTTCTCCGCAGTGAAGATTTCCCGGTAAATACTTTGACTTCGATGTTTTCGTCGTAAATGCGGCTGAGCTTTGTAACATCGCCCGTGTAAATATAATGCAGATGGATGCCCGCACCGGATTTGCTCAGCTCCGCATAAGTCCTGGGCCATTTGGATGCTGCTTTAAGATTTTTCTCAAAGCATTTCTTTCCATCCGGTCCCGGAATATCAAAGTCGATGACGATATGCTCCTGCGGAATCCGCACGTAATGAAGCCTCGACGTATCAAGGTCGGACAGCGTCGTGCGGACATCTTCCCATTTATCGGTCGGGATTCCTCCATCATTGGCATACTGCGCAGGACATCCCGCGCAAATATCATCCAGAAGCGAGTGCTGCTCTTTGAACTCGATCCATGATGAAGCAGGCGGCTCAGATATTCCCTCTTCCGCAGGTTTTGGGTCTGCAAACTCAGGGAACTTGTCCACCTTGAAACCACTGTAGTAGCTCCGAACGCGCTCCCCGTTCACATCGGCTTCCCTTTCCTTGTAATCGGAGAAGTAATTCATCAGCTCCTCACGGAATGCTCTGCGCGAATACGGATATTGGACATTCGTTTCGGCGTTGTAGTCCTTGTACATGACCCATGCACGCTTCAGCGATACGCCGTCTTCCTTCTTAAAAATATAAAAGGAGTCCAGCATAAAGTTGTAGAAGTCGTTGGACGCTCCCAGCATCCGGGTCGGGATGTAATCGTCGTACTGGCGCGGGTTTGCCTCATAGACCTCCTTGCAGTGCCATGCGACGCCGCCAAGTTCAAAGTTCACCTTGTCCACAAGGTCAAGATACTTCTTAGCAGGCAGCTTGTTACCGGTTGGCGTCACGTCGATGAGTCTTCGGATAAGGCCCGATTTTGCATCGGTTATCTTGACTGCCTTGTTGGTACCAAGGAAAAGGAAGCAGTTGAACCTCGTGGGATATTGACTTTTGAACTTCTCATTAACCAACATCGTCTCGTGGGAGACCAGCGAGTTCAGCCGGGTGTTGTCCTCGATGCGGGAAAGGTCACCGTCGTGCTGGATAGATACAAGTGGATTCGACTTAAACGCCTCCAGCGCGAATGCATTGGAGGATGAACCCAGCGCCCTCGAGTCGAACACGCCGCAGTAGCCCTCAAAAAGCTTCTGGACGATGTTCAGCACCGTAGATTTACCGCTTCCCGGGTCACCATACAGCACAATGAACTTTTGGACTTCCTTCGAGGCACCATTCACAACTGCACCGATAGCCCATTCCAGCTTTTCGCGTTCCTCCGGAGAATATAAAACGCCCATGAGTTCGTCATAGGCGTTTATACTTCCGGGTTCCAGCGGATACGGCAGACGCTTCGAGGCGTAACTTTCCTTTTTAACCGGAGTGTTGGAAAATATCAATACCTCGTCCAGTGGGTGAAAGTTATCCCGCATCTGCCTCTGACAGTATTTGTGCCAGTTGTCGATCATACCGGACTCCGCATCCCACATATACAACACGTGAAAGCCGTTGTCGTGGGTCTTCTGGTACTCATCTGCATAGATTCGCAGCTCCCGGTCGATGGTTCGGATGACGTCCTGCTCGTCCGTGCTCCAAAGCCCCCGCTCTTCCATCCAAATGGCGTAGAAGTCAGAGCCACGTATCATCAAATCGTTCGGCTTACCGACGATGAACTTCGGATAAATCTCCGTTACGCCCCGCTTTCCCGGGCGGGTGTCGATTTTGAAGAAATCGCTCATGATGAATCGATTTCCTCCTTTCTGTGAGATTTATTCCGGCTTCTTCGTAATGCTGGCCCTGTCGTCGCAGCAAATAACTTTTTCGGACACAGTCGGAGAGTCCTTCTCTTCTTCGCCATGCTGGTCATAGTTGTGGTGCATCATAGCAAGCTCTGCTTCCGTGTCGCGTGCTTTTGCCTCCACTTTCTTAAGCTTCTCGTCGCTCTCGCCCAGCATCCTGCAGGCAGTAAAGCCCAGCCATGCAAGGCCCGCGATGAGAATGTTTCTTCTCAAGAGTTTGCCCTTCTGCTTCCGGATGGTCTTTTCGGCCAGCTCAAGGGCAGTCTTGGTAGTCGCCAGTTCGTACATGACATTCATCATTTCCATTGCTCATTTTCCTCCAGTAATTCAGGTCAGCAAATACCAGCCGACCAAGGTTTTTCGTATCTCGGCATGACGTTATCCTCAGAAGTACCCTTCCATCGTCGAAGTTCTCTTCGATAACGCCTTCCATCGGGATGCAGATTTTCGACACATAAACGTCAGGTTTCATTTTCTGCCAACCAGCCCATCAGCTGATACCAAATATCAATCCGGCGCATATCCTCTTTCGGATGCATCAGCGTGAAAAGTCCACCGGCACCGTTGGGCTGATATTCCCGAGCATTGAATCGGTCCAGCACACTCTGCGCCCGCTCCTCGTTGAAGCGGGTATCGTCCATTGCCACAAGCCCGAGGCTCACGACCATGTTCCAGAACCACTGCCCCACCCGGTTTCCGGATGCAGCATCTTCCAGGATGTGCTCCTCGATGCGGATGGACAGTGCTACCATCATCTCAAGCATGTTGCACGGAATACCGGCGAAAGCGTCCTGAACGTCCTGATACACGACATTTTGCGTCTGAGCAAACCGGTATCGCAGGTCGAGGCCGTCCTCTGCGCGAGCCCCATCCAGCTCACAAGACGGGGTAAAGTTCTGGTTGTATAAGAAAGTGAGCAGTCTGTGGAACGAAAGCCCCCTCGGCTCCCAGTCTCCACAGACCCGCTCATAAAGCCAGTCAAAATATCGACCGGCAAGGTCTGTGTATATCATTCGTCCTCCTCATCCGGGTGCAGGTCACAGAAGCTCTGATTCACCTGCAGGATCTCGTAATCCTTGTGATAGTTGTGGTTTCGGACATGGATGGTGTTCGGCATGAACTCGCCGAAGTGCTTCAAGGCCTCATCGCCGATGGCTCTGGAAATATCATCCTCATCCATCGGCTCGTCTTCGCCGTCGAATACCAGCTTGCCATCCGCGTAGAAGCTCAGAAAGCTGGTCTCATAATTCTCCTCTGCGCCAAACTCATCCGGCTCGATGATCTCGATGGCCTGCTCCGGCTTCCGAATATCTTCCGGGTCGCTCTCGGTGCGGTAAGGCCCCATCGCCAGCTCAAAGCCCTTCTGGTTTGCCTTTTTCTCGACCTCTTCGTCGAGATCGGCTTCCCGCTTTTCCCAGTGTGCCTTCAAGTCCTGCACCTCCTTCCTGTATTTTTCGTCATAAGCACGCCGCATCACAGTGTGCATAAAGTAAGCTCCGGCTGCAAAGCCAGCGCCAAAGAGCAAAATATCATGCATTGCGTTCTTCATCGGGTTCTCCTTTTACGGTCATCAGGGTGAATGCCAGCCCGCCAAAGAAAAGGGAGACGCTCATCAGAACGCCTCCCACAACATGGCGCTTGCGCTGGGTGTCAGTCAGATAGTCCAGAAACAGGAACACGTTTTCCAAACTGTCCATAGCAAATATCCTTTCACTCAGCAAGAACAGCCAGACCGGAAGCAAAGCACACCCCGGCCATGACTGCGAATACATAAGAGAGTCTCTTTGCGATCCTTGCCATAGCTATCCCTCCAAAATATCAGTCTCAGATCTTGTCGATGATGGGTCCGTCGCAGTTGAAGTGGAGCATCACAGAACGCTCGTCGCCGTTGATAAAGTCGTTCAGAGCTTCATTGCCCGGGACATAACAGTCCGTACCAAGGCTGACGCAGTTCTGCTTCGTCTCGTCCTTCGGGTCATAGATCCAGCCCGCCACCTGACCGACCGCCGTCCGGTGGCAGCCCTTGCCGTAGGGGTCCAGCATATCGATGACTTCGTTCAGGAACAGATGACCGTTTGTTCTGAGCCGACGGTTTGCCGCGCTCTCCACATTCCGGATGGTCATGGCGTTCATCATGGAGTCCTTCTCCCAGAGGCTGCAACTCTCGTCAAATATCATAGAATACGGGTCATTCACATCCCGTGCGACATCCGCATACTCCCTGATGGCCTCCTCGGTGCCATCGTCCTTCTTTTCCTTGGACTCCACTTCCACAGCCTTGATGTTGTGCTCCAGCTCGTGCTGCACACGGTCGCCGAAGCGCTCCGTAACACGGTCTTTGTACTCGTTGAACGCCTTGTCGATGGCGATGTAGGCCGCAGTCAGACTTGCATTCCGCTTGCTCATAATGTGATGAGAGCCGAACATGCAAGCCAGTGAGATACCGCCCAGCGTCACCGCAGGGGCATAGACCTTTGCCAGCCATACGGCTGTGTGGACATAAGTGGCAGTAATATCTTTTTTCATATCATCTGCTGTGTAGGTCTCACCATCTTTCAGCTGCATTTCGCCGCTGTCCACCTGTGCTTTGGTAGTGTGGATAGTCTCGACCTGAGCGTTGTGCTCTGCGATGATCTCTTCCGCCTTGAGCGTTGCCTTACAGGCCAGAACAGCCGCCGTGACGCCGCCGATGGCCGCACTAACGATCATGATGGTGGGGCTGGCCTTCTTGAGCTTGAACTTGCCCTTTGCCAGCATCTGGGTAGCCTTGAGCATCATTTCTTCTTTTTTCATAAAATATCAGTCCTTTCTGTTAAGTCAGAGGCACCGGCTTCGGGAACACGATGCTGTACCCGCCGGGGACGTTCTTGATGTATGCGCCGGTCAAGTCCTTCCAGCCATACTTGTTGTCGGTAAAGTTGCAGGTCATGCCCGCAAGGTCGTAGAGGTCGCCGATGGATACCTGCCCGTATTCCCGGATGGCCTCCCACATCTGGTCGAGGATTTCTTCCATGTCCGCCCGGGAGTCTGAAATCAGGTTCTGCCAGTTCGGGATGACCCGCTGGTTCGCCGGCTGACTCCGATTCGGGCTGCTGTAATAGCGGTCATAGCTGTTGCTGGAGCCGCGCACATAGTTCGAACTCTGCGAGCGGGATTTGTCCTCGCCAAATATCATGAGGCTCAGCGCCGAGCTGAAAATGCTCCAGATGCCGTTTTTCAGCATCGGGATGGCATAGTCGTTGATGATGCGCTCCTTCACGGTGGCAAGGTCTTCTGCGAGAAACGCGCTTGCCACCTTCTGAATATCAGTCTGCTGGCGTACCGTGACTTTGCCGGTCGTCACCTTCTCCAGCTTTTTCTTCGGCTGCTGACCGGGGGTCTGGTTCAGGCTGCTCGTGGGCATATCGATTTTTGCCATGTTGTCGTCCTTTCAAAATAAAAAAGTAAGAGCTGCAGATTTCTCTACAGCTCTCGCTTTATCTGACATTAGTTCTCCTCTTCACAAGTTTCCTCGTCAGAAGTCACATCCTTCGACTCCACGTCGATGACCTCGTTCTTGTTCGCCTTCTTGCTGGCCATCTTCTCCTTGATGTGCTTGAAACCCTTCTTTGCAGCAGGGATACCATACTTCACACCAGCGCCGATGAGCAGCGCAGCACCAACACCGATCTTGACGATCTTGCCAAGATCGAGGTTTGCATTGCTCTCACAGCCGCAGTCCGAAGTATAGCCCTCCGCCTCAGCAGGGACCAAGTTCTCAACAGGAGCGTTCTCCATCATAGAAGTCTCGTTCTCCATAGTCACGTTGTTCATTTCGTCCATTTTTGTTACCTCTTTCTTAAATATAAGTTTATAATGTCGGAGTATTCCCTCCATAAGACAAGCTGAATTTTTCGCGCCGGGGTCTGAAAATATCAATACCCCAGCCATTTCGGAGGCGTGTTGTAGTCCAGTACCAGACAAGGCATTCCCTCTTCGTCCACACGAGAACCGTAGAACGTATCCACCATCATGCAACTCTGGGTGTCCCAGCCCAGCAGGTCACCGTTCTTGCAGTGCTCCATGCCGAGGTAGTCGTACAGGTCGTTCTCCGTAACGCTCAAATCGCTGAGAAGCTGCTTGTTCAGGCCGTTCAGCGCCTTCTCAATGGCGTTCCGCGTCGTCCAGAAGTATTTCCCGGACAGGCTCTCCCAGCATTTCACCTTCTTGTCATAGGACACATCATCCGGTGCGAGGTTCTTTGCAGTCGGGATCTCATCCGGTTCCGGACACTTTGCCATCTTTTCCAGCGTGACCGCCTCTTTGATCTCCTGTGCTTTGTCCTCGCCGATGGTTGCAGCCACCTTGTCCTGATAGCTCCGCAGAGCCGTCTCCGACATGGTGTAAGCCGCTGCCAGCGCAGCATTTCTCCGGTCATTGACGCTGCTTGCTCCGATGATGCACCCAGTCGAGACTGCCATGGAGATAGCGGTAGGAATGTACACCGGTGCCGCCGTCTTCACGATGGTTTTGGCATCCAGTTTCTCGACGCCCAGCTCCTGCTTTTTCTCCTCCAGCAGGATCATCGCCTTGGGCGTTGCGGTGATTGCAAAGCCCACTGCAGTAAATGCACCCGCAATGCCGAAGCCCAGCAGGATCTTCGAGCCGTTCCGGCTGAGCGTCCTCTTCGCCGTTTTGGTCAGTGTTTTCCAGTTCATGTTCATGCCTCCAAAATATCAATGAATTTATAAAAAGAAAGAGCCGTAGATTTCTCTACAGCTCCCGCCTTTTCAGATGTGTCCATTCTGTTTCAAGTTCTGAAACCGAATCCTGCTTCCACGCTGACTTGTCAGCTCTCCGGAGATGGTGTCATAGATGTATTCGTATGTCCGGATCGGCAGGGTCAGCACATACCGCATCGTGCCATCCAGCACGTGCAGCAGTCTCCTGCCGAAGTCCTTCCATAACTTCATCATAGCATCATCCACCTGAGCGTAATAGTTGCGATCATACATAATTCAAATCTCCTTTATCTGTTCAGTTTGGATCTTCTTCCATAAAGCAGACTGAATTTTTCGCGTCAGTTCGTGCTGTTCTTTTCGGCCAGCTGACGCTGCACTTCTTCCTGCACCATGTCATGCAGTTCGTCCTCGGTCTTTTGGTCTTCAATAAGATCATGCCCAAAGCCCAGCAGTGCGCTTCCTGCCAGCAGTGCGATGCTTGCCACTCTCCACCAGTTGATTTTAGCCATTGTTAGCCTCCTTCAGCTCTTTTGCAGTCTCCACGTAGTCCGGCGACTCATAGTTCAGATAGTTATTCACGGGGTCAAGCATGGGCGCCAGATAGTAGACTTCCAACCCGTCGTCGGTCGTCTGCTTGTCATACTCAAAGTCCATCCAGTAAGAATCCCAGTCATAGACAAGCTGGTCGATGCACCAGCCGCGCTCGTCACCGTCCGGCAGGAGCGGCAGCTCGTCCGAGCACAGGTAGTCACACCACGCATTCACGGAGACACAGCCTTCCGTCATCAGTTCCCGGTTGAACCAGTACGATGCCTGCGTCACATCCGCCATAGTGGCATGGAAATATCTTTTTGTCGCAGGCTCGTAGAACAGCCGGATAACGTCCCCGTCCTTGTCACGCTTGACCTCCTCCGCGACGCTTGCGTGAAGCTGCTGCTCTTCTTCCCTGCCGATGCGCTCAGCCACCTGCCTGCGGTACTCCTGATAGGTCTTGCCCAACGCCATGTAAGCGGCGCTCAGGCGTGCGATCTCCTTCCGGCTCAGCATGTTTGCGCCCACGATGCAGCCGATGGTACCAGCACCCACCACAGCCGCCGGAATATAAAAGTGCCAGCAGTCCAGCACTTTCTGCCTGGTATCGTACTCCGGGATGTCCTTGTTCAGCTCAACAAGCTTTTCCGCCTTGATGGTCGCCTTGCCGGTCTCAATGGCCGTAAGCACCACACCCACGGATGCACCGATGGCCAGAAGCGTCCCGGCGTTCTTGCGCAAGAATCGTGCGCACGTTTTCGTAAGTTTCATTGTTCAACCTCCCTTGAAATTTAAGGAATCCGAGCCTCGCTTCGCTGTTTCTGCTACTGGCGGCGCTCAGCTTGTCTCCATTTTGAAAAATAAAAGAGCCCACGATTTCTCGTAAGCTCCGTTTCGGTTAGTTACTTTCTCTTCATTTTCTTCAAAAGTATTTCTTTATCGAATCGAATACCATCCGGTTGCGCTTGCAATATTTTTTGTGAAACGCATCATCTAGTTCATGCGCCGCCTGCATGTGGCCGTATTTTACCAAATCGTCCCATGCACACGCCACACTTACTACGGCGAGTGCGTCAATCACATAATAAGCTGCAATGCAACCCGTAATTGCTCCAACCAATTTCTTCATAGTTCATACCTCCAAAATATAATTCCGAGACTAACCATCTCATAAAGCACACTGAAAATTTCGCGTCACAGCACTCCGGCATTCTTCAAAATATCATTGAGCTGAGCCTTTGTCACATCAGCGTCCAGCTCCAGATGCAGATGTACTTTCTGCTCCTTGTCAAGCCAGTTCGCCTGAATGTCCTTCAGCTCCACTTCAACCCCCGGCATCTGCTTTTTCAGCGCCTTGTTGATGATCTGCGAGATGATGCGGCGCATAAAGCTCGAGCGGATGATCATAATGTCCTCCATTGTTCAACCTCCATTTTGAAAAAAAAAGATAAGAGGGCGTGTATCTATCAGATTTTATCCTCCAGATTGCTCTCTTGCATCTTCTTCAACATTTCCTTTTCAGCCTTGTAGTCCGTCCACTTCTCGTAAGCCACACATGCTCCGATGACTGCTGCATACAGTCCCAGAACAATACCGCTCCACTTAAAGCTGTCGCCCCAAGTAACAGGTTTGTTCATAAAGTTCTTAATAGCTTTCATCATAGGTTTTTCTCCTTTCAATGTAAGCCCTCTTACCTCCATAAAGGAAGATGTATTTTTTGCGCCGGACAAAAAGAAAGAGCCTATGTTTCCATAAGCTCTTCCCGAGATAAAGCCGATGTTACGTCGTTTGCCGGTCTATCATAAAAATATCAGTCTTTTGACGGCCGGAAAATCTGTACAAACAGCCACATCACGAGTGCAACAGCGCACCCGATCAGGAATGTCGTAATGATCTGCCCGACCGAAATCGTATAGTTCCAAATTTTATTAAAAATAGATTCGTTCATAATACGTTCTCCTTTATTTCGGGCTTTATCCCATAATACAAGGAGATTTTTTCGCGTCTTGAGCAAAAGAAAAAGAGCCTGCGATCTCTCGTAAGCTCTCCTCGAAAATATCAATGACTTATGCAGTTTTCTTTACTATGACACTATTTTCGTATAGCTCATGAGGGGCTATATCCTGGCCTTCAGGCCATTCGATGCCTATACCTCCTGGCAGCATCTGAACTGTTCTGAAATAGTCTTCATCCTTCAGCTGCCCATACCATGAGCCGGTTGCGTACGGTGTCACATCGAACAGCTTCACTTCTCCAGTCTCATAATAGAGGCGAAGCTTCAGTAAATCAATGGGCTCAACTTTAATAAGCTTCGGCTGCAACATAACAGTCACTCCTTACTTCAGAGGATCAATGCGGAAGAACTGTTCGCCGTTGGACAAGAGCTTCCAGTTTGCCGCCAAATCATCCTTGTGGATCTCCATCCATGCATCTAGAAGCTTCATCTGGCTCTTAGGAAATTTTCCTTCCAGAATCGTTCCGTCCAGAGCAACTACGATTTCCTGTCCGGAATATTCTGCGTGAATGTGAGGCGTATTATGCTTCCCGCCTATTTCGCGGTACATCCGAACAATAATGCCGTAAAACATACATAATACAGGCATTTTTAAGCACCTCCAGTCAATTCTTCTATTTATATTATATCAAAGTCCAGTGAAAAAATAAAGGCCCTCAAATCGGTACATGGTCAAAGCTGGTCTCCCAGCGTTCTTTCTTGAGCGGTTTCATCCGCAGCGCCCACATGAGCTGTCGGACAGTGACCGTCGGAAAGTACCCGTGCGAGTCCTTCTTCTTTGCGTGAGCATCAAAATACTCCTTGAATCCGATGTGCAGATAAATTTTGTCGGTCAGCCACGGGTCGATAGGCCCCCAGTAGGTCGCTTTGGTTTCCTCGTTGTAGCGCTGTTGGATGACGCATAGTCCTTTGTCCCGTTCCATGTAAAGGGTCGAAACACGGTATACCGGATGGTCACAGCGGTATACCTTGCCGTAGTAGTTCGTCCAGATGTCGGGTGGCTCTTCATGGTATCTCATAAAAATAAAAGAGAGCCCGAAGCTTTCGCCCCGGACTCTCCTGTCCTCCTTACTTTCTAAAGATGTTCTGCATCAAAGTTCTGGAACCATCCTTGAATGTCGGCGACAGCGGAATGTGTCCTTCTTCCTCGTTGAACCATCCGTTCACCTGGTTCCATACGAATAAGCCGCCCATGATGAGCGTTCCGGCAATGCCGCCCACGGTCTTCAGAATTTCGACCCTGCGGTCAGAGTCAGCCTTCTGCACGTCGGCTTTCACCTGCTGCCACTTCAGCTGCAGTTCGTCTTCCTTCGCAGTTTTGCTGTTCTCTTCCGCAGTCTCGTTCATCTGCATCTCGTGGAGCTTTGCCAGGCTGTTCACCGCAGCGGCATACTCCTCAGAACCGGGCTTCATCGTTTTCAGCGATTCCATCCCACTTTCCAAAGTCTCGTTCAATAATGTTTTGTTTTCCATTTTGATCTTCTCCTTTATCAGTAAATTCGGAGTTTCCTCCGTTAAACGGACTGTTTTTCTCGCGTCTCCAGCGGTTTCACCTTCAGCACCACATATTCGGAGCTTTCCAGATATTCTACGGATGTCGTCAGGTCGAGAAAAATATAAGGCTGTTCGTTCTCGTCTCCGGGGGCGATCATCAAGTTCCCGACCGCGTTCCTGCCGTGTACACACTTCCACCCGACCGAAACACCGAACAGAAAGCCCAGCACGATAAATATCAATGCAAGCAGGTAAACCAGATACACCATTTTGAATTTCTCCTTTGTAATATTCTACACTGCCTTTTGGGCGAGTGCGTGATGAAAAAAATAAAGAGCTGTAGATCTCTCCACAGCCCTTGTCGGCTCAGATGTCGTTGCGAATCAGAAATAATTCTCCTCTGTTGCAAGCAGCTCGTACCATACCACTGGCCCGGATCAGGTTTATCGCGTTCGTGTAAGATACCTGTGCTGTCGAGGCATTCGCATACTCGCCTGTACCAATGTACATAACTTTCTGGTTGCTCTCGATAAACACACGGATCTTATCCATCGCGTTCACATAACCGTGGTCGTAATTAGCCTTTACTCTTTTGTAATGTTTCATCGTAAAAATCTCCTTTCGTTCTTCGGAAGACATCTCCTTCCATAAAAGAAGCAGAGTTTTTCGCGTCTAACTTAGAATAGAAAAAAGAAAGAGTCCGAGTTTCCCCAGACTCCGTCTCCGGTCGAATGTTTTATCGTACGCCCATGTAGTATTCGGTAATAAGCTCAAGTTCGTTGCGTTCCACCTCCGGGTAAGAGACGTTCATCGTCTCGTTAAAGCCCTTCTCGATAGAATTCATCATTTCCTCGAAACCCTTAACAATATACTTAAACATAGTAGTTACCTCCTATTATTAACATTTCTTTCCATAAAGGAGGCTGAATTTTTCGCGACTGTGCAAAAAGATAAGAGAGCGAAATATTTTTCCGTTACTTCGTTCTCTTAGATTTGTTACTTTTTATCAAACACTTTGGCCCATAATATATAGCCATACCAACAGCTAATATAACCTCGACCCAATAGTAATTCATCATCAGCATATTCATCATATCAGTCATAATCGTTCCTCCAATTATAGCTCTCTTATCTTCCATAAAGGAGCCTGAATTTTTCGCGTCTGCGTAAAAAGAAAGAGCCGCAGATCTCTCCGCAGCTCTCGCCTTTCAGTGTTACTTTTTCATCCTCTGTCTCACCTCTTCCGTCTTTGCTCCGACATAGCCGATCAGCTTTGCCAGCAGCACAATAATCAGAATTGCAATGATCAAAGTAAACATAATAAATACCACCTTTCTCATAAAGGCAGCTGATTTTTTCGCGTCACTGCCGCTCGATACTCAGCAGCCAGAAGAACTTGCGGTAGAAGTCGTAGTACATCTGAGATCCGCACGGGCATCCTCTGACGCGAAGATTTCTGTAGGACAGCCCTTCTGTCACACCTTTCAGGATGTACGTCTGGAGCGCCGGTTCCAGCTTGGCAATGCAGCGGTCAATGAGTTCAATGTGTTGCGAATAATACGCCCTCAGCATTCCCTCTCGTGCAGTCGGATCCGATGGTATGTTGCTCTTTACGATGCCACCCATATCTCCCTCCTGCACTCGCCAGCCATCCAGCCTTGCCAGTGCCCGTTTCCAGTCGTTGTACTGAAAGCAGAAGTTCTTGAGTTCCAGGTATCGATACTTCGGCAGGCGGTAGGGATTCTTTCTGGAGAGTTCCGGTTTCTCGTGTTTCAT